AAAGTTGGTAAGGTTGAGGACTTTAGAGGAAGACGCATGTCTTCCGTGGAACGAGGCGCGAGTTTGCGACCCTCGACACCATCCGATTGGATGGCCTCCATGCGTTTAACGCACACGCATGATCGGCGAATAGTTCAGTAACCCCTATGCTCGCCTGAATGTCAAACGCAAACTTGTTGCGATATCAAAATTCCTCGTTCTGTGCTGAACCCATCGCTGTTTTCCAGCGCTGGCCAGGCGTCAGCTTCGCCATTTCCTCCTGCTGGGTCGGCGGCTTTACCTTGCGCCCGGTCGTCGTCGGCTGCGCCCCTTCGTATTCGGCCAGTCGCGCATCGCGTTCCGCCAACGCCTGACTCTTCTCGACCAGCAATGCCGCCAGCCGGTCGTAGTCCGCCGCCTTGATGCTCGCGGTGATGATCTGTTCCGGCGTGGTGTCGTTGCCGAGCAGCGCCATCGCCGCGGCATTGTTCGCCACCCTCGCGGCGTTCCAATCCTTGCCATCCGGCAGGCTCTCGTCCGCGAAGCCAAGCGTCGGGACATTCGCCGCCAGTTCGCGGGCGATCTTGTCGAAAGTAGCCTTCTTCACGATCTCGGATTGCTCGACCTGCTGCTGCGCTTGGGCGGCGTGTTTCCGCTGCAATTCCTCAAAGGACGCCTGCGGGCTGGCCAGAATCGCTGCGCGCCGTTCGTCCAGCGCCTCGATGTCCGCCACGACCCGTAGGACTTTCGCCTTGGCCGTATCTCCTAGCGATTCCGTCACCGCCTCAATCGCCTCATCCCGGCGCCGCCCCTCTGGCAACGCAAGTGCTTCGGACAGCGCATTCTCATCACCACCGTAAGCCTTGAGCTTGGCTGCCGCGCCGGCCACGAGCTGCTTGCGACCTTCGATAAACTCGCGCCGATGGTCCGGGTCGAGTTCGATGTTCACCGCCACCATCGCGTCCTTGTATTCCGCCATTTTCGCCTCCATCTCCTTTAGTGTCGATTCGCGCTCCGCCAGTGTCTTGCGCGTGGTTTCGAGTTCGCCCGTGATCTTGGGGTCTGGCGTGGCCAGTTGCTTCTTCAGTTCATTCGCCAGTTTCCATCCATCCTCAGCTTTTTTGCGCAGGCCGGCGTAGTTCTTCTCCTTGGCGTCAGCAGGGAACTCCTTCAGCGGATCGTCCGCGCCGGGCTCCGGGGGCTTTTCCAGCGTCGGCGGCGTCTTGCCAGCGAGCAGCGCATCCAACGCGCTTTTCGGTTTGGGCTCGTCCTTCGGCGGCTCTTTCACTGGTGCCGCTTTCGTGGCTTCCGGCTCTTTGGCCGGCACTGCGGGCTTCTGTTCCTGTGTGGCAGGCGCGGCCTCGGCTTCCGCCCTTGCCATCGCGTCTTTGAAACTGATGCGGCCATGCGGGGCAGGCTCAGCGGCTTTGGTGACTTCGGTGCTGGCTTGGGCGGGAGGTTCTGCGGTGGCTGCGCTCATTTGGTGCGTTTGCGGGGTTTGGTTGATTTGCGGACAGGTTCCGAATCAGGAGGAGTAACGGGCGGTCGTTCGGGCTCGGTCGGAGCCCCGTAATCAGCGGCAGGAAGGTCAAAGCCTTCGCCTTGCACTTCCACAGCCAGACCGAGCAGGATGGACTCGGTTTTCAAGTGACCTTGAAAGCTGGCGAGATGCACCCGGCCATGCACTTCGATTTCCGCCGCGGTCAGGTTCTCGATTTCGCGCAGCCGTTCCGCACCGGCCAGTCGGAGTGCATCGAAGAAGCACGGCTCGGCGACGATCTTCGACCATATCGCTCCATGCGCCTGCTGAAACTGCTCTCTGGTCATGTTTTGGATGCCTGCTTCGCGTGCTGGAGCCGGATGTCAGAAGCGGTTTTTGCGTCCTCAAGCCGCTGCTGGAAACGCTGATTTTCCCATTTCAGCGCGGCGTCGGCTTGGGCCTTGGAGCGTTTGAGTTGCGCATCCGACACGGCTTTCCGCTGCTTGAGCTGAGCGTCCTGATCCACTTTCGCGAGTCCGATCTGACCTTGCTCGGAAAGCTGCTGTTCGGGCGATGGCTGCGTGCTGTCGTTCATCGCTTCCACCTGCTGACTCAACTGGTTGGTGACGTTGGCCAGTTGCCCGAGTTCCTTCTTCAGGGCGTCCGCCTCTTTCTTGAGCGTCGGGTTCTGCACGAGCCGCTCCAAATGCGAGGTAATGTGCTGGCCAAAGCCCATCAGGGCGGCGAGCGCCGCCTCCGGTTCCATCTGCTCCTCCTGCAACGCCTGGTAAATCCCAGCGGCGGCGGCGAGATGACCCTGCGCGTGGCGGACGTGGTTGTTGCGATCGGTGACGGTGGCCGGCTGGCCCTGCGCCATGTCGTTGTTTTCCAGCGTGATAATCGAGTCGTCCCCGTCGGCGGTGTCATTGTCCTCCAGCGACGGTGCGTAGCGATCCACCTTCGCGCCGGACATGACCGCCGAGGTCAGGTCGCGCAGAATGTTGATCTTGCGGTCGTCGGTGGTGAATGGCATCACGGCCTCCATCATAATCTGCAACCCGCGGATACGGGCGGCAGCGGAGCCGGCGCCAGTGCTCAGACACTCGATGATTTCCTCGACGTGATCGAAGGCGGCCTTGGGCACGCCGTCCCGCTCACAGCGCCGCATGAACTCGCGCGCCATTTTGTTCTGCGGAGCATCGCCGCTGCGTTTGGATGCCCGCACCACCATGCCGAACATTTTCTCGTAAAACAGACACAGGTGGCTGCCATAGAGCCCATGCGTCCCCTTGGTGATCTGCGCCGCATCCTGCGAACGCATGGCAAAGCTCGTCGCGGTTTCCCGATCCTTCGCTTCCGGCGTGCCACTGATGTAGCTGTTGTTGTTGCTGCTCAGCGTCGATTGCAGTTCGCGAGTCAGCGCGATTGGTCCCTGGCTCAAATCCGGGAAGCGGAAGCCAGACGCAATCTCGACGTTCTGTGGAAGAATGCTCATCATTCCCATCTTGGTCAGCTTGAGCTTGGATGGGTCGATGCTGCCGGTTTGCTTGAGCGGGATGGTGTTGCCGAGCAAGACCTGCGCGGCCATCGAGTTCTTAATCTGGTTGTCCAGTTCAAAGAAATCCTTGCAGCGCTGCCCAAGCCCGCGGATCGAGTGCAGGTCGCCGTTGCCGATGTCGTAGGGGAACAGCGCCAGCGGCCACCCATCGAAAAGATTCCGCTTTTTGAACAAGTAATCCTTGGTGTCCGCGCCTTCGGCCAGCCCGTAGAGGCTGATCTTGCGCGTATCGAGTTCCTTGACGAAAAGCCAGTTCAGCGTGGCCGTGCTCGTGCGCGACATGCTGCCGGCGCGGTCTCCGCGTTTCTCGGCGCGTTTCCACGCCTCCATATCGAAGCCGCGATTTTGCGTGCGCGAGTTTCCAGCCATCGTCTTCCAGACGGCATCCGGGTTCCAGCCGAGATTCTCCGCCGCGCCTTCGTTGCGGATGAACCCGTAGAGTTGGTGCAATGGCACCGGATCGCGCAGCATGAACGATTCACCTTCGTTCTCGAAATCGGTTGAAGTGCCTTCTGGGAAGAGCAGTTGCCCGCCTTGTGGCGTGCGTGGAATCCAGTTGGCCGTGTTCATCTGCGGCCAGACGTGCGCGCCCAGCCCATGCACCAGCATTTCCCGCTGGTGGAGCGGCACATGATAATTGAACCCCAGCCGCCATTTGCCCAGCATCAGCCAGGTAAAATGTTTGGCGATGGTTTCCTCCCATCGCGTCCTCTGGCTGCCGGTGCCGTAATCCAGCCGCACCTCGATGCAGGGGTCAACCTCCGTGACCAGATCGTAGAATGCCGTGCGCGGCGTGTCGATGTAGCCCTCCAGACCGCGGTAATTCACATTAGCATACCATGAAAGGCGCTTTTCCTTGAGAGCAGCTTCAGGGATCGGGCGAGCGCCGTTCAAAACATTCTCGATTCTGGCGCGCCAATTGGCCCGTGTCCTGTCCGACGAAACCATTGCGGCACAGTAGCCGCGCGCCTCATCGACGGTGCTGAATCGCTCGCTGGCCAGCTTCGGGGTGCCGGATTTGGAGTATTCGACGGAGAGAGGGAGGTCGCCGATCATGTGGAGTAATCAGCGCTGAAACAGCGATCCAAAATTATCGCCACTGAGGAGAGAGCAAGCGCGGAACACACCGCCATCAATAGGGAATCCTTGGCCGCTGTCCAATAGTAAATGAGTTGCAACAAGGCCCCGGCCCAAACGCTCACACAATAGGCGCACCCCAGCCACTTCACGCGCGCCCGAGCCCGCTTAAACGCATCGAGCGGCCCGGCGTCGCGGGCGACCAGCACCGTCAGGCGATAGCAGGCCAGTGCCAGAAGGAAAAAATGGAAGACGCTCATTTCGTGCAGCATCGTTTCGCCGTCGGCGGAAGCCCCTGAGTGAACCGATTGATGAGCGGCAGCCGCGTCTCGCTCTCGTAACACGGGATGAAAAGATTGTCGCACTGGTAGTCGATCACTTCCTGCTCGCTTGGCGCGGGATGCCCGTTGGATTCGTAGTGCTCGCGCACCTTTCCATACAGGAGTGAGTAGTTCCGCGTATAGACGGTGAAGCCGTTCAGGCCGGGATATTGCCAGCCTTCAGTGGGGACCGTACTGGAATCTCGAATGGTTTTGATGGCGTGAAACAAACAACTTTCCGAATGACAATGCAAGGGGTTTGCAATGACGGAAAGACAAGCTGCCGGAAGAGTGGATCAAGCAACTTGCCGAGCCTTTGCTGTCGATGTTTTAGACTTTCCGCGTGCTGCGCGAGCGTGTGCCATTCGCGCACGCATAGCTTCCTTCTTCGCGTCCACAGCGGTCACGACGACAGGTGCCTTGCCGATCCTCACCATACGGCTTAGGATACTTTCGATAGGAGCGTCCAGCCATCCCGAGCGGATGTCGTTGATTCCAAGCGTGACAAGAACGCGGTCTCCGCGGCGAATCATACCTACGGGGAACACACATGCGGGTTTTCTCGGCCCCCAATGCGATGCCGTTGAGCCACTAAGGAGCGGCTCTGGTGTAATCCAGAGAGGTTGAAATGGGGCCTCGGCGTTAAACAATATCGCGCCCGCGTGATAACGCTTCCAACGCGAGAACCAATCTGTGGAACTGTGCATCACGGTCAGCAGTCCGCCGTCCACCTCAACCGGAGGCGTGCCGCCACGAATCGTCCCGTAGTGCCACGTCAGCGGTGCTCCGACATGAACCATGCGCCGGTCGATCCAATGGTTGTCGAAGGTTGCCACTGTCCAAGGCTCGCTCTTGTAGAGCAGATGCAGCTTCCCATTACGATGCCACCAAACCCAATTCTTTTGATACGCCTCGCGCGGCACCACCTTTAGCTCCGTTCCGTTCGTGTCGAAGGGCGGGTAGTGAAGCACCTTGCAATTCCATTCCTTGTCGAAGAAGCCCAAGACTTGTATGGCTCCGCTCCAAGCCGGGTCGGCTCCTTCGCCGTACCAAGCGAACGTCGCGGCTGACACTGCCACTTGATCCATGTGCGGGATATAGACGGCGCGCGCGTCCTCGAATTGTTGACCGCCCTGCGCGCCCGGCCATTCCAGCACCTTGCCATGCAGCGGCACCGTGCCGGTTTCGTCCAGCTTGAGCGCCAGCACGCCGTTCATGCCGAAGCCGTTCATCACACCCATGTCGGCGCGGCGCACGAGCAGCCACAGGCCGTCAGGGCGCTCGACGAGGCCGGGATTGAAATAGTCCCAGCCCGGTTGCTCTGCTTTTCCGAAGTCGTAGATGCCGAATCGCCAGCCGAGGGCTTCCGCCTGCTCGGCGATGGATGGGACGGTTTCGATTGGGATGGTCTCGTTCATTATTACTTCGGAACGCGCCGCTCCATTTTATCCGCAAGATTCCTTAGCTGGGTCACGATTACCGGAACGCATTCCACCATGTAATCCTGGTCTTTATCACCTATTGATTCCGACAACAGTGTTTTCCACGGAACTGTCCAGCTCACTCCTGTTGCAAATGAGTGTGCGTAGAGACCGTAGATGTTAAATCGAAACGAAGTATCTTCATTAGCCAGCGCTCTTAAGACTCTGGCTACAGATCGTTTTACGACGTTTTCCAGTAATTTACTGTCCTGCTCTGAGATTTCATCCAGGATAAGCCCAGGTTCTTCAAGTTGTGCTTTCATATAAACGGATCGTTAGACATCATTTTTTCCTGCATACAAGGTAGCGATTGTTCTGCGTACCGCTTTCCCGGTGCTCTGATCCGACACGAACCACATCCACCATTTCCTTCGCCCGTTCGTAGGCGCGTTTGGTGCTAGGCCAGTCGAGATCGTCGAGGAAACAGTAAGCCCCTGCCTTCAACTTCGGAATCCATGTTTCCACGTCCCTCATGCTGGCGACTTCGCTATGGTTTGCGTCGATGAATAGCATGTCTATCTCCCCGAACATCGGAGCCGCATACTGGCTGGCAGCGCGCACCGCCACGCACCACGGTTCAAGACGGTGATCCCAAATCGCTTTCATTGCGGCCCGGTGAATTGATTCGATGTCGATGTTGTTCTGCCACCATTTGCGATTCGTTTCATCCTTCTCGCCGTCCAGCGCATCCTCGACGCGCCACGGGTCGATTCCGACGACTACGCCGCCGTGGTTGAGTTCCCGCAATGCAAACGCCTGACTAATCAGTGAGCGCCCGCCAAAGACACCAAGCTCCACACACAGCTTTGGGCGTGTCTCAAAGATCGCGTCGGCCATCTCGCACCCGCGCTCTGGCAATAGCCAGCCGTGGAGCGTGGGAACGTAATGGTTGATCGCGTCCTGAATGTGCTGCGGGGTGTTCGGATACATCACGCAGCCTCCTCTTGGTTGGCAGCGCGATTTTTTCGCTGCCACTCCATTTTATACGCATGGCGTTCCGCTTTGGTTTTCATGTCAGCTCACGCAAGAGTTTTCCGGTGAAGAACTCGTGTTGCGGATTCTGAGCTATCGGGAACGCGCCTCCAGCTAACACGCGCTCGCGCAGTTCTCGTATTCCACCCGGCCCGAATCCGTTATCGAAGGTCCTGCTCTGCAATGCGATGTTAAGCAGAGCGTGACTTTTATCCAATGGGCTAACACCGAAATCACTGCGCCTCATTGGCGGTTCTTCAAAATGCGCTTCTTCCGATTCCAGCGTGAAAAGACGCTTGTCGTAGCGGAGTTTATACCCGGCATTTTCGAGCACGATTCCAGTGCAGTAATCTTCACTTCCAATAGAATCGCACGCCTCCCACCATCCATCCACGGCCAGCAACGCCTCCACTGGCGCAACCAAACTGCAACCGTAAAGCCAGCCGCCATTGCATGGCCCTGCTTCCTCCTTCGCAATCTGCATCCGGTTGTCGATGCCGCTGGCGGGTTGCTCGTAGCTGACTGCCGAGCCATTCTCGACTACGAGATTGCGCACCTTCTGGTAAAGCCCGCAGGTGATCGTGTCGTCGAGCCGCGCGGCTTCCTTCGCCGCCTGCCACCATTGCGGGCCAAGCACCGTCAGATCGTCCACGTAGGCAATGTGGGTTGTGGCGCACAGGCAGAGAGCGGTGTTGCGGTAGCTAGCGGCGGAAAACCAATCCTGACTAGTCAGTCGGTGCTCCCCGCTCCACACGCTCGGCTTGGGTGGTTGGACACCAACTAGGAAAGTGCCATCGAACAAGTATTGAAATTGATCCAGTGCTTTAGCATGCCGGTCTATCTTGATGATGCGCAGGCAGCCTTGGACAACCTGCCGCGCCAGCGACGGAAGAAACCACTCCTCGAAACGGGAGTTCTTCCGGCTCGTGATGTAGGCCAAGGTCAGGCTCATGTAATCCCGCCTTGAATCCGCGCTTCCTCCCAACACGCGGCGATTTGCTCCGCTTCCGTCATTTCTTCACCCCCGGAAGCGTCGCCGCGCTGTTCCCCGGCAGGAGAAGGCGATTCCTCGCCCGCAGACACGGCGACGGTTGCGGGAGTGAGTTGGTTTTCCTGCCGGGAAGATTCCATTGGTGACATTTACACACTGCCGCGATAGGATGGCAAGCAACAAATGCCCGCAAGGACTCAAACCCAGCGCATCGACGGCTGCATTTTCCCGCACGATATGAACGCGCTGGAAATCCAACTCTGGCTGTTCCGCTACGCCCCACAACTTCAACTCGACCCATTCTGGCGTCCTAACGGCAAACGCTCGGAAAGCGCCTACTGCGGCGCTGGGCGATTCTCCCACTGCAAGGCGGTGATCGACGCGCTCATGCCCTCTTTCGAGTGGCACGAGTGGAGCGAGCAGCAGGTGCGGGCGCTGTGCGAAGATAGCCAGACCGCGATGTGCGGCGGAGGCGGTAGCGGAAAATCAACATCCACTGCGGCTTACGCTCTCGTCTTCGCGTCGAGCGGGCTCAACTTCAAAAGCGAGTCGGAAGGCGGCGATACCGCCGTGCTCATCGCCTCCACGACTATTGAGGCCGCCATCCGGCGCATCTGGAAGGGTGTGGCGCAGTTCTACGGCGACATGATGCGCGCGACGGGCGGCGGCGTTGGCCGGCAGACGCTCTTTGGTAAGCCGCGCCCACAGATTCGCGCCGCGCCAAAAGACCTGATGCACGGCATTTTTGTCTTCCCGGTGGCGTCAGGCGACATCCAGAAGGCGATCAATGAGATCAAGGGATTCCACCCAAAGCGCCTGCTGCTCATCGGTGACGAGGCCGATTCAGTTTCGCAAGCCGTGGTGGAAGTGCAGGACAATTTACGGGTCGGCACCGAGGAATTTCAGACCGTGTGGCTCGGCAATCTGCCCTCCATGTTCAATCCGCTCGGCAAGATCATGGAGCCGGAGCCCAACACCCCAGTCAGCGAAGCCTGCGGAGTGGAATGGACGAGCACCACCGGAGTCCACTGCTTGCGCTTCGATGGCGAGCTTTCGCCGAACATTACCGGCGAAGAGAAGTGGAGTGGACTACCCAGGCGGCGTGACATTGAGGCAACTCTGGCCCGAAATCACGGCGTCAAAGGCCAGCAATACTACATCATGGTCAAGGGGCTGCCGCCGCCCGATGGCGTCGATGACACGGTGTTGAGCGAGTCCACTCTCAACCGTTTCCATGTCCGTGATGCCGTGGTGTGGCAGGGCCAATACGCCGATTCCGCCGCTCTCGACCCCGGATTTGGCGGCGATCCATGCTGCTTGAAGCTTTTTCGGCGGGGCAACGACACCACCGGCAAGTTCCGGTGCGTCTTGCTCGAAACCATCTTTATCCCGGTAAGCGCCACCGACGCCACGACACCGGCTGAATATCAGATCGCCCGACGGGTGATGGAAATTTGCACCTCGCGCAACATCAAGCCCGAAGAGTTCATCCTAGACTCCACCGGCATCGGGCGCGGCACCGCCGCCGTCCTCCAGCGCGAATGGAGCCCCAATATCCTCGTCTGCAACTTCGGCGGCGCGGCCAGCGACCGCCCGGTGAGCAACGAAGACCCGCGCCCTTCCTCCGAGGTCTATGATCGGCAGGTGACGGAACTCTGGTTCTCCATCCGCGAGTTCATCCACGCCGATCTTCTCCGCGGTCTCGATCTAGATACCTGCCGACAGCTCACCCAGCGCCGGTTCGAGGTCAAAAACCGGAAGTTCAGCGTGGAAAAGAAGGACGAGATGAAAGCCCGTGGCATCCCCAGCCCGAACGATGCCGACGCGCTGGCCTGCTATGTGCGATTGCTCCGAGACAAGGGCATCAACGGCAACCCGTCAGGCCCAGCCACTGATGCCGCCCAAGCCGATTGGGAAAAAACTGCCGACGAATGGGACATCGAAGGCGCGCAGGCGGCGTATGCGGACGAATCCTATTGAGTTTCCGCCGAGACGCGGCATCCTCTCATCCATGATCAAGCAAGACCTCCTCGACCTGTGCCATCCGATGATCGAAACCCTCTGGGCGCGCATCGAAGCGAACCAGCAGAAGGAGATCGAGTCCGCCGTTCAAGAGCGCACGCGCAACCATGCTGCCGAGCTGGCCAGCATGAAGGACAAGGTGGACAAGACCCGCGCGGACAACGACAAACTGCGGGCGGAGAAGGAGGCGCTGCAAGCGAGGGGCAACGAGGAGCGGCAGGCGGCGGTTGATCGGATTGCTGAGATGAAGAAGCAGGTTGCCGCTGCCGATGAGGAGAAGGCGAAGCTTCAGAAGGCGCTCGACGAGCAGGCGGCGAAGTCTGCTGAAGTCGCCATCCCTCAAGGCGAGTAGTTCCAGTACTCCTCAATCGAAATGTCGCATGCGCCGACGCTGTAGGTGCCGGTGCCATTGTAGTAGAGCGTCACATCCCGTCCATCGAAGGTCGCGGTGATGGAGCCGTTGCCCGTGGCGAAGCCGGTGTCGCTCGTATTGAAATACACCTCGTTTCCGCTCCCGTCGTTGAGAAATCCCGCAATGGAAATGGCGGGGTAAAAATCGTCTCCGTCGCGCATGTATAGGCCGGACGCGAAAACATCCAGGCTGAAAGTCCCGTTGCCTCCACCGGAAAGGCCGAGTGTAAATCCCGCGTCCGCTGGCAACCCATCACACAAATCCAATTCATCGGTGGGGCGATCCACGGGTGTCATCACACCTCCGACAACGCTCATCGCGCCCGCTGAGATGCTGACGCTGGCGGAGTAGTTTTTGACCTGCCAGTAGTAGGGCTCGTTGAACGGCACGACGACGTTGTAGGGCGGCACGCCGATGGTGCCGGAAGTGGTTGGAGCGAGCGGATAGCCGCAGCCGAAAACTCCAAACTCAGGAAAGTCCGTCCTGACCGTTCCGCCAAAAGCAAAGCTGCTCATACGTCGGAAACGTAGGTTGCCCGGATATCGTAATACTTCTTAACGCCATCAACCACGATCACGACGCGGAGGGTATCGCCGCTGGCGTCATTCGCGCCCGGTTGCGCCGGGATTTGAGCGCCTTGCTGGGCCAGCGTGAGCGGCTTGGGATCAAACGCCTCCGTGCTGATCCGCTGCATCTCGACGGGCTTGGGTGGCGCTGGAGGAGCTGGCGGACGCAGGTCGCGCTGCTTCTGAAAGTCCTCCATCGCCTTCTGCGCCTGCCGGGCGACTTCGCGATTCACGCCCTGCTTGTCCATGATCTTCCGCGTGTCGCGGATTTGCTGCGCGTGCGCGGTCTGTTTGATCGAGTCGTCGAGCGGGGCGTCGTTCATGCGGCGAAGGAAGCGGCGTTGACCACATCGGCCACGTAAAGCTGATTTCCAAAGAGCAGCGGGCCGGGCTCCAACTCCCACGCGATCAAGCCGGAAGTCGGGATGCCGGTCGGCGTGGTGGCACTGAGCGAGGTGGGCGAGACACTGGCCTCGACCGTGGCGTTGGCGGTCTTGGTGTTTGTGATGGCCGCCACCTCGTTGCTGCCCGTGATGGCATTGGTTGAGGCGTCCGCGAATGCCTCGATCTCCACGTCGCTCGTCGCGCCGGTGATGGTGATGCCGGCGCACAGCACAGGCGGAGTCTGCTCGATGGCAACCGAAACTCCCGTCGAGACGGATTTGCCGTTGCCCCACTCAAACGAACGGTGACCGCTGGTCTCGCTGCCGCCCGCGCTGGTCTGTGATGAAGCGCGAGCGGCGATGCTTGCCTGCCCGCCAAAAAGCGTGAACCGGAAAATCTTCGGATGAAACTGCGGTCGGTCGGACACCGCCGCGCCCATGATCGTCGCCAGCGCCGCCAGGACCGTCGCCCGGCTGGAATTCTTCGGCACCCAGAACTTGACCTCCGTGGCCGGCACACCCTCAAATTCATTCGGGGTGATCTCGGGATGAATCGATGGCAGAATCGAGGCGCTGGATTGCGAGCTGGCGCTTGGCGAACACGACACGGAACCCGAGCCAAAATACTCCGCTCCCTGCTGGGAAGCGGGATGATCGTCCGTCGAATCCCCGCTGCTGGGGTTGTAAGTGACCGTGACGGCGGTCAGCGTGGGGTAAAAGTTGATCCGGGCAATGGTCTTGTGCGAGATGATCGGCGACGCCGCCAGTTGCGCCGTGATGTTCGCGATGTCCCAAATGGTGTCGTCGTTCCGCGTCCAGTCGTCGATCTCGCTATCGATGCGGTTGACCCCGTAGTTGGTCGCCATCGCGTTCTTCTGCTTGACGAACTGAAGCGGCACATCCAACGAGCGGTCGTAGTTTTGCCCGTAGCGCGGGGTGAACTCCTCCACCTCCACCTTCTCCGACATGGAGGTGCCGTCGCCCTTCGGCTGGATGTTCTCGCTGAGAACGAGGTAGCTGCTGGAGGCGGTCTCGCCATCCGGGAGGAGCTGGCGTGCGATCGTCGCGGGGCCGTCGTCGGTGCGGCGAGCGCCAAGGAATTCCAATCCCGGCACCGCCCACGTTTCCGTGACCTTGCGAAGCTGGACTTTGGAGAAGCGTTCGTAGGTGATCTTGGTTGCGATCCCGCCCGAAATGACCGGCTTGGTGACAGTCGGGTTGGTGTCCTGCACGAGCATCGTCTTGACCTTCACCGGGCCGCGGTCGTCCTCGTACGGGTCTGCCTCCTGCTCCGGTCCCGTGACGGGCCACACCGTCACGATCTTCTTCATCAAGAACTCGTTGTAGGGCTCGTAACGAATATCGACGACCTGCGAGCCGACGACATCCAGCGAGCCTTCCTGAAGAACATCCATTGTCAGCGACAGCGCCGCTCCGACCAATCCTCCTCCGACGACTGGCTCCCTGGAGATGTCAGTAGGTCGGACGGTGTAATTCCCGGCGACGGTCGGCACTGCGGTAACGCTGGTAATTTCACCCAGTGCCACGAAAACATTGGTTTCAAACCGAGTTCCGGTTCCGGTGGTGCCTGTTACCGCCTGCGTGCCGTTTGCGCCGCCACTACCATCCGCTCCTGAGATATGCGCGACACTCGTCACCTTGAACGTCGCCCGCGTCAACTGGCTCCAGCTATGGACCGGCCCGCGCTCGTCCTCCAGCATCGGGCCGGGAACGACCGGGAAGAGCGGGTTGTCGGCGTCCGCACCGCTGCCGGTGCCCCACCGCCGTTCAATCTTCAACGCGACTACCGACGATCCCTCGCGCGCCTGATAGGTGATGTCTCCCGTGGCGGTTTGTTCTGAGCGCTGCCCGCTGTAGGCAACCGCTTGCGTGTAAATCTGGATGCGCCCGAGCAGCGGGTCTTTGTCGCTCGCCGGAATGAGCGGACCAGGCAGCGTCTCATACACTCGCCGCACGAGCACAAATTCCTTCGACAGATTGCTGTCCGCCGGCAATTCCTGCTTGTTCTGCGCCACCAGGACCGCAGTGGCCGGCTGAATCACCGCCGTCGCCGTCGCTCCGGTGCCGTCGCCTGTGATGGTGATGGCCGCGCCGCTTGTGATGGCGCTACCCTCTTTGGTCACAATCCACGCGATGATCGCCCCGCCCGAACAGACAGCCGCCAACGTTGCCGTTCCGACCGCGCCGGTGGCGTACGTGTAGCCGGTGCCGGGTGCGGTGATGGTCGCGCCGATGAGCGCCGTCAGGGCGGTGAGCGTGGCAATCGTCTGGCCCGCCTCCCATGCGTCGCGCCGGATGAAATAGTCGCGCGCAAAGATCGGATGCGCGGTGCTCTCGCCGGAATAGGTGATGCCGGCGTTGGTGCTGCTCTGGGCCAGCCAATCGCTGCTGAATATCCAGATGACGAAACGCTCGCCGGGCATCCCTCCAACATCGGACGAGCGCAGCGGAACGATTTCCTCGCAGAACCACAGGCCGGCTGGATGCAAAGCGCCAATCGCTACGCTCTCTTGGTTCGACACCTTGAGGTCGGAAAATTTCGTTCCTCGCTTCAGCGGTGAGTTTTGCTGAAACAGCGGCGACTCGCGCGACACTAAAAGCCAATACAGACCGTCCGTGTGGTTCGCAGACTTCAGCTCCCTGATCGGGCGTTCCGTTGGCGGTGAGATGGGAGATGCCACAGGCTCAGGACTGAAACGTCTTCCAGGTGTAAATGCAAGCCGATTGCGTTTGAGGTGTGGCGGTCATTTGATCCGGTCGAAGCGCTCCATTGCCTTCTTTCGATTATACGTGTTCACGCTCTCCCCGAACATCGCCAATGCACTGAGCGCCGCCGCCTTTGGCATTCCTTGAGCGCGCATCGCATCGTAGATGTCGCCGTAGGTCATCGGAGTTCCGATGCTGATGAGTTGTCCACTGATGGTCACTGGCTGGCCTTTGAAATCCTCTCCGGTGAGAAAGCGGTCATAAAGCGCGCCCGGAAGCGGAGCCAATTTGCTCCGCAAGAATTGCTTGGAAACATCGCTGAGGTCGCCTTTGCCAAACGGAACCTTTCCGGTTTTTTCAGTGCGCAGCAAAGGCCGAATTATCATCTTCCCGGATTTGTCCTTCTCCTTCGTTTCGCCAGTTCGCAGCCGTGCCATGAAGACCGTCGCCTGAATAATTCCAGCCATCGGGTCGATATACGTCACAGCCCCATTGGCGCCCTTGACCGGAATCTTTCCGAAATTTCCTGAACGCGGATCACGCTCAATTTTGTCGTCGCCCATCAGCGAGTAGAGCGAATACATGGCGGCGAACCCGATGAGCATCCGGGCATGCTCCTCCGCCACCACCCGGCGCGCGGCAGACAGTTCCCGATTGCCGAGTTTGAACCCCGTGGCAGCATCGCCTGCGGACTTCAGCGTTTGATAGACGAGCTGGAATCGGCTGACGGTAAACTTCGGCGCGAAAAATGTCACGTTGAGCAACTCTGCCGCCTTGGTGCCCTTCACTCCTAGATTTCCAGCGCCGGTCTGGACGTTGATCGCATCGGCAATCACTTTGGCTTGCTCGGGTGTCATCTCGCCTTCCCGCTGGACAAGCTTTGATGCCATCACGTCAAACAAGTCCATGCGCAGCTTATCGAAAAACACCGTGTAGGCACGACCGCTCCCGGCAATGAAGGGAATTTTGTTCGCCCACCGACTGCGGTAATTTCCCTCCAGTTGCGCCTTGGTAAATTGGTTCGGATCGTTGATCTCCAAGCCGGCCTTCTTCGCCACCTCGAAATTCGGATTCTCCCGGATGCGCTCCATTTCGGCGAACTCGTTTCGCTCCGAACGGAAGGCTCGGAACATCGCTGGAAGCGCTCCTTTGGCGACGAGGATCGGTCGTCCAATGGCCGCTTTGCCTTGTCGCAAAACACCGGAGAACTCACCGCCCGTCATAATGGCTCGCAGCGTGTGATACGATTCCGCGAGTGCGTCGAGTGCGATTCGAGGTTTTGAGCGGCCTAGTCGTTCCAGTTTCAGAACTTCCTCGTGAACCGAAGCCTTCAGTTGTGCGTTGACATGCTGATAGTGGCGAAGCTCGGCGTCCGGCGCCGGCTTCGCCTTCGGCACTGGTTTGTCGAAATTGTTGTTCGCCAGCCGGTCGAGAAGGTCCGCGTTTCGATTCATCAGGCGTGTCTTGGCCGATTGAAGCGCAATCTCTTCCGGCGTTTTCTGCGGCTCCAAAGCGCGACGGAGTTCGTCACGATATTTGCGCAGCCCGTCGCGCTTTTCCTTCAGCGCCGCGAGGGCTGGAGGATCGGTTTTGGCTTTCGCTTTGGCGGCAGCCTTCACGCCTTCCGCGATTTCCTTTTCAAGCGCTGCAATCGCAGTCTCCGCGCGCTGGGTATCGGCTTTCAGCTTTGCAGCTTGCGCCTCTGGCGTCTGCGCTTTCGCCTCCCGGTAAAACTCCGCAACGGCATCGCGTTCGGCGCGGACGCGCGCAAGTTCCGCATCGTCCAACGGCACATTCTTCCCGGCCTTTTCCGAGAAATCACCATCGCGCAGCCGACGGTCGTATTCGTCGAGAGACTTCTGCGCGGCGTCCACCGCGTCCTGCACCAGTTTCGAGCGATACCCTGGGGATGCTTCTTTGATCTCCGCGATGGCGGCGCGCAGTGCTTCGTTCTGCTCTCGCCGAGCGGCCTGCGCTTCAGTATCGGGCGTTTGATCTTTTCCGGCAGGCGGCTTCTCGCCTTCCGCCAATCGTTGCAAAAGTGCATCGCCTTGCGTCTCAAGTTGCCGGTCCTTGAGATGTTGCTGGTAGGCGGTGTCGAGGTCTTTAAGTTGCTGGACTTCTGCTTGCGTGGCTTCCGCGCGAGCCTTGATTGCCTCCAGTTCCGGGCTCGTCACTTTCCGGCCCGGTTGCGCACGGTCAAAGATTCCATTCCTGGCATCGGCCAGCCGCTCGCCGGCTGCCTGTTCGGCGCGAAGCGCTGCCGCGAGTGCTACTTTCAACCGCGCCTCATCCGTCATTTTCGGGTCGCCGAACATCTCGGTGTATTCCGCCTTCTTCGCGTTGCGCTGCGCCTCCAACGATGCCGTCTCAGCATCGGTGATGTCCGCGCCGGTTTTTTGCACAAGCGGCTCCTTGAGTGCGATAGCGCGGTCAAGGTCTGCGATCTCGTTGCGCAGACGGGTCTTCTTGGATTCGAGCGATGATGCGAGTTGTTTTGCCGGGTCGGTCACTTGCACTCCATTGCGTCGCGCGAGTTCGCGTCCTTCTTTTTCGAGCGCGCGCGTTTCGGCGCTTGTGGGCATTCGTGGCGGACCCGTTTTTGGTGCGGGCTGCTTTTGCAGGAAGCGATTGATCTTTCCGACCTTCTGAAGTTGCGTCCGAATCTCACCCTTCGCGAGCTTCGCCGCATCGGTCGTCAGACTTTTGTCCAATGGGAGCCCGATGCCGGAGATCAAATCCTGCGTGTTCGTCTCGCCTTCCTTGCCGGTAAATTCCTTTGGCAATTCCAACCCAATTTCCTTTGTCAGAATGTCGTGAATCTGGTTCGTAACTTCGTCACGAGTAAGCGCCTTACCGTTCCGCAATGCCTCGCGCTGCAAGTTCTCGTGAAGCTTCTGCACGTAGGAGTAAAGGTCTTTCGCGGAATCGCCTTCCGCGACGCGCTTCTTCATCCCATCGATGATGCGTTCCCGTTGCTTGGAAATGTCGATCTTGCGACCTTTGGATTTCTGCTGCCGCTCGGAAGTTTCGACCTTCTTCTTCGTCTCCTTGAAATCGGAATCCGAAGTATTCTCGTGCTCCGTGGTAGCGCGCTTCTTCGCGGCCTTCTCCACATCCTCCTCAGACTTTTTGATCTTCTCCGCCTTCGCTTTGATCTCGTCGGCTTTCTCCGGTGTCATCTCGACGCCCGCCTTCTTCAGTTGCCGCTCAATGCCTTGAAAAGTGTAGTCTTCCCGAATCTGAACCTTGCGAAATTGGAGCGCGCGGCCTGCGGATTCTCCGGCGAGTTTTGTTGCTTCGTCGAGTTGGTTCAGGCGTTCGTCGTGGCGCTTGAATTGTTCGCGCGCCAGTTCCCTTTCCGCCTCGGAAGCGTGAATGTCGCCAGCGCGTTCCGCCGCGGCATTCCGGGCATTGCGAATCGTGACAGCCTCGTGGATGAGCGCCGCTTCTTCAAAGACATCAACGCTCGTTTTTTCTCGACTGCGCAGGCTGTCGATGAGGCTCGCTCCATAGTTCGGGTCTTTTTCCAAACGGCGCTCTCCTTCGGCATAAGCCTCCTCATTCTTGAGCGGATTGTTGTCGAGCACGGGAAGGTTTCCCTCCTTCGCGCGACGCTCTCTCACCTTTTCCTTGGCGATGGAAACCGCGTTGCCGCTGGCGGCAGCTTCCATCGCAGCGGCCTCGCGCGGACCCATCGCTCCGGGTCCGCCCGTGTAGTCTTCGCCAAAGGCTTCCTTCGCCACATCGGCAGTCGGGTGTCCGCGCCCTTCCTTTCCAGCGGGCTCGTTGACGTAGGTCGTAGGCGTTTCCGTCTCGCGCAGCTTCGGTCTGCCGGTGATGGCTTGTGCAAGCGTTTCCGGGTTGGCATCCTTCGCGCCAAAATGCTCCTGCAACTGTGCGCGCTCTTCCGGTGAGTAGTATTGAAGTTCCTTCGCAATCGCACCCGTCTTGTCCCGGTTCACGCGCCCGACTTTATCCAAGTCCGCCACCATTTTTTCGGCCTGCGGATTGGCTGGCTTCGCTACTTCAACTGGCGCTTCGGGTTTGGCCTCGCTCTCCAGTTCCCGCAACTGATCCAGCGGGCTCTTGCCTTTCAGTGTTTCCGAAGGGGCTTTCTCCCGCGCCCGAGCACTGGCGTCTTCAGGCGTCCTTTCTGCACCCGATGCTGGCTCTGTTGGCCGTGCGGCCTCGACCGGCGCTGGAGAAAGTGAGAGCTGCTGCTGTTCGCGATCCTGTTTGGCCTTGGCCTCAGCGGCGGCAAGTTCCGCATCGGCCTTTTCTTTCGCGGCACGAAGCGTGTCGATTCCCTTCTCGCTGGCAAAGCTATCTGGCGACGGCCTGGATTTGAACGTGCGTGCTGCTGTCCTGACGGGCTCTGTCTGGATGGCAGTGCGCTTCGTATTCTCCTCAATGATCCGATCCTTCAGCCAATCGACGCCCATCTCGTCGTAGCCGCGCGCCACTTCGGCGTCGCTCAGTCCCGCCTCGCGGGCTGCCGCGCGCAGGTCGGAATCCTTCGTCAGCGCCCGGATGCTCTCAGGCGTGCGGACGATGGCGTCGGTGTTGAGAGACACGGCCTCCAGTCCCTTGCCGCCAACATACTCCTTGCTCTCGGCGGCGGTCTTTTCGGAAATCTGTTTGGCCGCGCGGGAAATCTCCAGCGCCTCCTGCCGGGTTCGGAAATTGCCCTCGCTATCGACGTAGCCGATGCGCTCCGGGCGCAGCGGAAACTCCTGCACGGTGCGCCCCGACTGGAGCGCGTTGTCTTCAGCGAGCGCGTGCGTCGCGCCGGTGTAGATCGTGCCGTCAGGCATCTGCACCGCCGCCTGTGCGATGCGCAGGGGCTTCGCTACAGCTTGGGCATCGGATGCTGATAGCGCTTCCGCGGTGAGTGGGGCAAGTTCCGGCTGTGCAATCTTTTGAATCTCTGGCGTGGCTGATGCTGATTCCGCTGCTGGCGGTGCTGGCGATTTGGCTGCTCTCGCCTCCGCCTCACTGACGAGAGCGGGATCGAAGTTGGCGAGTTGCTGGTCGATACTGGCAACCTCAGCCGGATCGGTGGTTTTCCGACGCGCGACGAGCAGGCCGTCGATGGCTTCGGGAGTTGGCGGAACGCTCGGCGGAGTCGCCGGCTGATTTTGGATGCGTTCCAGTTCCTTCAATCCCGGCACGAGCGACTCTGGGGGTGGAGCTGGCGGGAGCGGTTCCTGCGCGGCTCGGCGCTGTCGGACAGCCTCCATCGATGCGGCGCGCTCGGCCTTTCCCATTGGCGCACGCCCTGTCGCGGCGTTGGTGGCGGCAAGTCCGGCGAGCAGAGCGGTGGCGGCGGTTTCCGTGACGCGCTCGGCTGTTTCGCCCGGCGTTCCAGTGGCGCTGGCAGCCCCAGCAGCAGCGGCTTTTTCCGGGATTGAGCTGGCCATCATGGTGGCGAAAGCCGCGGAACCGACGCTTTTAAGCACTGCCGGAGCACCTTCAATGGACGCCAAAAGAGCGATGTTTTCCGGCGTGGTCAGTCCCTCGACAACCGTTTCAACCCCGCGCGTAATGCCGCTGCCAATGCCGGTGTTTTTAGGTTTCGGAAGAGAGAGGATCGGCGTTTGATAAGCACCGCGAAATTCGTCTGCGGTCGTAATCGACGGGTTATCCAATGCGTAAGGTTCACCGATGGCTGAAACTCCAGCATATTTTCCCATCGTTGGGTCGGCTTGCGTCAGGAATTGTGCGGTGTCCAACGGCGGAAGCTTGCTGGTTCCAGATGCCTTCGGCGGTCCCATCAACTCATCGACCGACGAAAGAAGGGGCGCGCGAGCTTGCGCGGCGGGCGATTCGCTCAGCAGCGCATCGTACGGGCTGGCAGCAGGCGATTCCAGCAGGGCATCGTAAGGTGATGCCTGCTTCTCTGGCTCAAGAAGTGCGTCGTAGGGCGATGCCATGACTCATTGCCCTGAGAGAATTTTGCGCGCCGCGGCCTTGTGCGCCTCGCTGGCGTTCGGATCGGAGAGCGCTTGCTTGGCCAGCGCGACTTTATCCACCACGGGCACGGCAGCCGCAGGAGGCGTCGTGGCTGCGGGCTCCACAAATCCCGCGTTCAGCTTCGCCTCGTGCTGCCCAACCGCGTCGGCAATCTTCGCCCGTTCCGCCACGCTGGCCCGGTAGCTCTGGTATTGCGCCAACTGCGCTTCGCTCGGCTTGAAGGGCTTTGTTCCTCCCTTGTCTTCGTCCTCGTTGGCGAAGCGAAACTGGCCGGTCTTCGGCTCGTAGCCAGTGCTCTCCATCCACGCGGGTTTCTCCTTCTCGACCGCTGACACGTCTCTGGCGAGTTGCGCATCGCGCGATTGCAGGCGGCGGAGTTCGCGGTGCGTGGAAAGTTCCTGCTGCGCTGGCGTCAACGGCTTCGCTACATCCGGGTTCAGCCGCTCATGCAGCCCTTTATGGCGCGCGGCAGCGGCGGCGTCCATCTCGGGATACTTCCCGCGTACCGTATTCAGCCACGCGCGCTTTTCAGAATCCGGCAGCGAAGAGCCCTCCAACTGATCCAGCTCCCACTGCGCGCTCGCGGTGTGCTCAACGGCGCGGGCCTCCTTTTCGAGCCGTGACGTGGCGAGAAGCTCCGTCGCCGCGGTGGCGCGCGCGCGCGCTTCGTCCGCCGCGATCTGCGCCTTGAGATGTTCATCCTTCAAGGGCTGCATCCGCTGTTCCGCCTTCCATTTCTGGTCGTTGAGATAGATGCGCTGCGCCTCCGCGCTCGTCTGCGCGGCCAACTCCATCTTTTTCTCCACCGCATTGGCAATCAGCGCGGTCATGTTGCGTGTTTCCCGCAGGACGTGATCGGGGGCCATCCGGCCAAAGGTGGCATCCCACGAGAGGTCCCGCTGCGCGCCCGCAAGCTGCTGGTCGCGCGCGCGCGCCTGGCTTTGCTGAATTTGCGTCAGGGCATCGGCCATTTAGATGAACTTCGTAAAAGAGGCCGGCTTCCGTTTGTCACCGTACTTGGCGAAGATGTCTTTGGAGTCACCGGTCTGCCATCCGCTCACTGCTGGCTTGCTCCAGAGACCACTCATGCCGCCCGGCTCGTAAAGCGCCCGATTGGCCGCGAGTCCAGCCAGGTCGGTGGCTTTGTTGCCGAGCGGGCCGGTGAGCGGCTTGGGAGCGCCGCGGAATGTTCCCTGCTGGCCCGGCATGAAGGGAGCGGGTGTGTTGATGGATTCCAATGGCCGCGAGCCGAAGCTGGGATTGCCAATCATTTTGGCCCAATGGCCGGGTCCGAAAGCGGTGTCGATGGTCTGCTGCGCGATGCTGGCGGCAGGAGCCGCGCCAGCGGAGCCCATGCGGGCAATCGAATCTTCTCCCTTCGCTTCGTCTGGACTGGCAGCGCCCGGCGGTGGAATGGTGTCAAGAGGATCGAGGCCCAATTCCGCGCGCGCCGCATTTTTCATCTGAGTGCCCGCGCTCTTGAATCGGCTCACCCAATCGACCGCGCTCGTCGCATTCGATCCGCCCATCACTCCCTGCGCAGGTTCGGCCAGCGGCGCGCCTGGGCGCGAGCGAAAGCCGCGAAGCTGCGGGCCGTTCTTGCCGAAGCTGAAAGTTGGTTTGCGCCCAAATGATTTAAAGTCGTCTTCGTTCATAAGCCACTGCCGATTTGTGCGAGGCAAAGGTCGTCGGAAATCTCCACCACCCCAGATGCGCCCGGCCCGGTCTCGTTCTCCGACTGCTCCGCAAGCAACGCCATCGCTTCCGCCCATAGCTCGCGGCTCAGAGAGCGATTGTCAGCGTCCTCCGCGAGCAGGGCTTGCAGGCCCGCCTTGAGCGCGCCGACGTTGTTCGGCGTCACCGTGTCGCCTCCCGTGGCCAGCGCGACGTAAGCGACCTTCGCGAGGACCACATACTCGTAATCGTCATCGTGGCACGTCGGAACCCGGTAGCGCTTCGTGCCGCTGCCGTCCGGGGCGAGTTCCTGAAAATCCGCCGGGGCCGAGCCATAGCCGAGCCCTGCTTTGTTGAACCAGTCGAACACGTCGCGCACGCCCAACGGGATGCCGCCGCACCACGGATTTGCCGCGTTCTGCGGCTTGATCGTCCCGGCCAGAATGGTGCTGTAGCCCGCCGGAAGGACCACGACACTGTAGCCGGTGCTGGCGTCTTCCGTGACGGCGATTTCGAGGATGCGCAGCAGATCGCCCCAGTTGCCCTGCTGAATCAGCCGCGCCCGGACAAGATTCAGCCGTTCCAAAAACGTGTTGTTGGCGCCCGCGTATCGAGAGAGAAGCGTGGTGGCCTCGGTAACGGTCATGGAATCTGAAATACAGTCTCCCAAAACAAATGCAAGACGTTTGCATTGAGGAAAAATAATCCTTGCGCTGACGCATCTGGTTTGCAATAAAGAGGTGTCGGAAGTGAAGAGCCGACGGAAATGCCAGCCTCTACCAGCCAACATCTCTCGCACGACTCATACGACCAAGGTCCGGTCGTCTCTTCACCGTGCTTGGGGTGTTGGCTCGTGGAGGTTGAAGCGGGATGACGCCTTACGGCAGGCAATGGAAAGCCCGCACGCTGCGCGCCTGTAACCTCTATGGCGTCCAGAGAATCGTCCTCCACACCCTAATTACCTTCGGAGACTGGAAGGGCCGCTCGCGCCGCCCGTATCGCGAAATCGCCGTTCTGGCCGGAATCTCTCCACGCTCCTGCTTCGACGCCCTGCACTTTCTCGCATCGAAAGGCTTCATCCTGGAATTGGAAGCCGGGCAGGGACGAAGACCCACCATGTTTCAGGTCGTCGATTGTCAAATCCCGGAACCCGTAGTGGTGCAGTCAGATTGCACCAAAACAAAATCCGTAGTGGTGCAATTTCAAACGCCAGTTACAGAGAAAACGTCGGCAAACTCGTAATAGCCTCGCGCGCACCACAACCCAGCACACACCACACCATGAAAAAATGCCCGAAATGCCAGCAAGAGAAACCTATGGACCAGTTCTATCGCAGGGGCTCGAAACCTTCATCGTATTGCAAGGACTGCGCCAAGGCCGGTCAGGCCCTCTGGACGGAGCAGAATCGAGAAAGAAAGGCTGACATCAACCGCAACTGGCGCTCCCGTCACAAAGATCGCCGCAAGGTAATGATGACAGCCACCAACCGGCTATGGGCAGCAATTCGAGCAGGTCGGATTATCAGAGGAGAAACGTGTCAAAAGTGCGGCTCTTCCACGGATATTGAGGCCGCACATCACGATTACGACCAACCGCTTTCCGTCTCTTGGCTTTGCGCGAAGTGTCACCGCCAATGGGACGCTGACCATCCGAAGTCCATTTTGGTCTGAAGATTTTTGACACGCCCTCGATACGAGGCCGTGCCGCCGCGGGGGTCTCGGCATGACCCGGCACACCCTCAGTCAAATAGGGGCCCCATCGGGCCACACAGGGCCGCGGTACGCCCAGCACGGACACGGCACGGCTTCACATGATGATGCTTGTCAGACGTTATGTCCTTCCTTGTACCAGCCTACGTTCCACGCCTACGTAGTTGCACCAAACGGGCCGAATCGTGGAACTCCTGTATCTAAGCCTGTTCCACAACTACGTGGTGTTGTTCCACGCTCAGCCCACCTCGCGCCCCAAGCTGATCACCACGCCCACTTGCGGTCCGGCCTGCCAGTCGCCAGCGATCGCAGCACTCTGGAGGGCTGCCTTGACGTTCCCGGCGGCTTCCAGGGCCCTTTCCGGCTCCGCACGGGCCATCCCTCGCGCGTGCTCGGTGACGAGCTTGGCGTATTCCATGCCGGCGAGCTTCGTGTCGCGACCCATCTCGCCCAGAGTAATTGACACCGAATCAGCCCCATTGACGACATTTGACGACAGCGGAATAGCGGGCGCGCCCGGTTTACTGACGACATTGACGACATTTCCTCCGGCTGACGACATTGCGGCGCGCTTGGCCTCTTGCCAACCCTCTCTCTCAGCGCGCTTTAGGACGCGCTTGACGAACCTTTCCCGCTCCTCTGGCGTCAGATTGACCGCGGCGGCTCTTGCGGCTCCGCGAATGCCCATCGTGACGGCGTTCGCTCGGATGCCTGGCCAGTCGATTTGATCGCTCATGATGGGCGGATTTACTCTGAGCCTGCCCCGTTGGCAAGCGCTATCTCACCCGACGAGCAGCGGTCGTCCTGGCTTGCCGGGCTGCTTGGGCGCGATCCCGAACCTCCGCAGGCGGGCGCGCTGCTTGGCGCGGCATCCCTCGCATCTCGCATGCTCGCACTCGGCTCCGCAGGCGATGCAGAGGCCGGAGGCGCGGCGTGCGGCGGCATGGAGCGATTGACGAGTGGGCATTTTTCCAGAGTAATATGCAGAAATCTTTACGTCAAACGAAAATAAAAGTTGCGCGGTCGGCCATGTCAGACGAATATACCTCAAGCCTCAGTGCCCCGGTGATGCCAGACAGCCGCAAATGTCAGGTGTAGCGATGCCCGGCGAATCTCGGGGCTAGGGCACCTCAGCCGAACCTCTGAGGCGAGCGGGTGCAAAGCCCGCGCAAGTGTCAGTTAAACCAAACCTCAGGCTCGCCGAGTGGATGCGAGCGAAACAAAAATGAAATCACTGAAACTACCATCCGGCATGACCGGATTCACCAACGAGGCCGGGCAATTCGTCGCCACCGGCTCGGCAATGGGCCGGCGCGACACGCTCCCCGATGACGCCGCGGCCCCTTGCAAGCTCCGCATGGAGCGTCTGCGCTGGGTTGATGGCGATTATGACCAATTCGGCGCGTACTGGGGCAACTCAGGCGGGACGAGCATCTACTGCGCGCATGGCGACGCTGGCGAGGTGTCCGCTCGCGTGTTCGTTCGTGCCTCCTCTCGCGAGGAAGCGAAAACCAAGGTGCGTCAGACGCTCCCCAATGCGGCCTTTTACCGTTGATCCTATGAACGCAAAACTGAATCGCAAAGAGCGCCGCGCGCAGCAACTGCTGGCCCATTACGCAACCTGCGAACGCCTGGCGCTCGCTCTCGGGATGCCGGCGGCGAAAGTCGATGGCAAGAAAATCAGCGTGGCGCTCTGGAAAATCGAGCGGGAAGCCCACGCGGTTACTACCGCGCTTTGCAATGGCGAGACGATCCGAATCCGCCAGTTCGGACCCAGGCCCGTTACTCAGATGCCGGAAGACTTCGGCCCGAATGGCTCCGGCGAGGAGCGGCTGCAATCCCGCTGTAAGGACGCGCTGCGTAACGTGCTCGGCGCTGTGCCGCCGGGTTTCTTTGTCAACGGCGACCCGCGCGGCTACGCGCTCAAGATCGACCCGGACAACGCCGAAGGGAAGGCGCTGATTGAATCCGTGCGCCTGCATACCGACTGGGGCCGCAATGGCATCCTGTCACCCGAAATCACCGGAGACTAAGCCATGAAAATCCACACAGCCTCAGACCTGAAATATGCGGTGGAGCAGTCCGGCCAATCGCCGCACTTCTTCACTCGTGAGACAATGCGCTTCTTCGGAGACCGGATGAGCAACTACGGCATCCGTCAGGCGCGCGAAATCCAGACGCACGGCGGGCCGGTGCTCGCTTACGAGCTGCTCCGCAAGCAGCCGGTCAAGCACGGGCTCCAGTCGAGCGCGTTCTTTGACGCGGCGACGTTCTCCCGCGTGTTCCCAGTGAAGGAAGGAGCCGCGGATGCCTCCGCGTCGAGCGCGACGAAAATCGTGCAAGCCGAAATCAAAAACCTCGGCCACGGTCTGCCGAGTGTCGGCGACAATGCGCGAGCCCATTGCCTCGCCGCTATCGCCAAGGCGAAGCTCTAGCCGTCCCCGCGCCGCTTCCTGCCCCGCTCCTTAACTGGAGCGGGGCTTTTCGCGTCAAAGACTCGTCACCGTGACCTCGATGCGCGCTCCTTGACCGTCATCCCAGCGCTTCTCAAGTGATCCGATTGCCACGCAGCAGTCTTGCTTGAACAGGGCATCGAGGATTGCCTTATCGATGTTGTCGCGATCGGGCTTGTGTCGATGAAATCCTCCGCGGAGAGCATCGCGGAGCGGCTGCCGCCACGATTGCGGGAACGGCAGGTAAGCCACCCAGGAAACGCTGAGCGGCTGCGTCGTCAGGTTCGCGGGCGCGGCGGCTCTCGCCTTGTCCGTCCATGCTCGGTAACGCATCACGCAGGGGCGCTTGGCCCATTTATCACGCTGCGTCTGCCGCGGTTTTCCCACCGGAGCCCCGTGAATGACGAAAAACACCGTCGCTGGCGCTGTACGCCCCGCTGCGGGCTTGGTCGCTGTCAGACCACCCGCCGCGCCTTCCGGCACGCTGGCGGCCCCCTGGCGCTCGCGGGCGGTGGCAAGGCGGGGCTCGTCGGGAAGTGCGAAGCCGTGACGGCGCTGGTGATCCTCGGCCTCTTGTCGGGTCATGCGCATCTGGCAATCCTTTCTCCAATCCAGCGAACGACGTTCACCGTCACGAACTGAATACAAACAAACCGTTGCAATGCCGTCAGAATTATTGTATTGCTCCAATCATGAACGATTGCGAATTTGCTGCATACCTTGCCGGGTTCACAGACGGAGAAGGTTACATCGGAGTTCAAAAAGACAAACGGAACGGATCGCGCTCCGTGAATATTATTTTGGCAAATACCGTTCATTCCGTCCTCAAAATGATTCAGTCTCGCCTTGGCTTCGGATATATTAGTTCCCAGAAGCTTCGCGAGAATTGGGCTGTGAGATACACTCTCCAGATTCGGAATCTTTCCGACTGTTTGAGCTTCATCAATTTGGTTCGCCCTCACCTCCATATTAAGGCCAAAGCAGCGGATTCTGCGCTCGCGCATATCGCCACCAGAATGAAATTCTGGAGCGAGAAAGACGCCAGAAACTCGGAAATACGTAAGAGGGCGAATGCCGGTGAAGTACGTAGTCGAATCGCAAAGGACTTTGGCGTTAGTCCTCAACTGGTCAGCAATATTTGCGAAGGGCATAAATGGCCGTCCACACTCAAGGAGTTTGCCGGGCGCAGAAAACGCGATCATCGAGGGTTGTTCGTGAAAGCGGACACGATCCGCTGAGCGATAAAATAAACGACTGACACCGTGACCGCATTCCCAGCTTGTTTATACGTCGCGCTGTCGCTCTGACCGGGCACGTCGCACCAGTCGTCGGGAAACGCTTGCAGGCGAAGGCACTCTTTCGGCGTGAGGCGGCGCACCGCCTGGCCGTGCGCTACGCCGTGAACGTCGATTCGGTTGAGCGTGAACGAGCACTCTTCTTTGATGGTGCTGCCTTCCGGGTTTTGACTCGTCTTCCCACCGCCCTGCAATGCGTAGGCGATTGCGTGCGGGGACGAATGAGACGTTCCTGCAACGTGCGGCAGGCATTGTGATCGGTTCGCCTTGCTCGTCACCTGCCGCTCGTCAAAGCACGCGACGAGTCCTGAGTCATCCCGATAGCCGCTGTGTGCGTCTCCGTTGCTCGTGAGCGTCGGGACGGTGACGAGCGTATCTTGGTCTCCTTTGTCCGCGTCTGCCGAAAGCGGCGGCGCGATGTCCGAGGGTGCGCCGTCCTTACCCCTTGTGAAGTGTGAGGCTTTGAATGACTGCGCGACGTAGTTGTCCGTCGTCGGATCGCCGCCTTTCGCTTGGTGGCAAACGCCGTCGTTTGCCACCACGGCGCACTGCGTCTCTGGAATCAATCCTCCGCCACAATCGAAGTCCGTCCCGAGCCCGCCACCGCCTCTAGTGCGGCTCGCAAGTGTTGGGGCAACTCTTTCCCGCGATTCTCGGCGCGGCGGAGAATCCCCGCGCACGCTCTCGGGCTCAAATAGTATTTCGAGGCAACGCTCGTCTCCAAGACTTCCGACAAGGAACACACGGCGGCGTCTTTGTGGAACTCCGAAGTATTGGCTATCGAAAACCCGCCAAGCGACATTCCAGCGGCACGCGAACGGGCTGCGAACGAATCCGCCGTTGCCCCATCCGTCTTCCGGGATTTCCACCGTGAGGCCCGTGAAAGCACGGAGCACACTCTGGAAATCTCTGCCTCCCTGAGAGCTAAAGGCACCATCGACGTTCTCCCAGACGACGAAGCGCGGTTGAAGGCGCTTACAAACGCGCACCATTTGATGGAACAGTCCGCTACGCTGCCCGCCCAAGCCTTCGCGCAGTCCAGCCACGGAAAGGTCCTGACAGGGGCTTCCTCCGCAAACAACATCTGCGGGTAGTTCGGCTCGGCGGGGATTGAAGGTGCTGATGTCGTCATGGCTTCTGGTGTTGGGAAACTGGCGTTTAAGAATCGCTCGGCACTTCGGATCAAGCTCGACGTGAGCAAGGCACGTCATGCCCGCGTCCTCGAAAGCCTTGTCAAATCCGCCGATACCAGCGAAAAGGCTGACGAATCTCACCGGCTTCGTCTCGGCGCTGACGTGCTCCGGGTTGGGCAGGCGATCGGTCATGCTCTCCGCTGAAGCTTTTTTTAGGATGCAGACTGGTGTGGACCGGCTCATAACCCGTAGCCGCCGTGGTCGTTCAGCAGTCCGCGCCGCGCCATGTAGCGCCCGGTGTTGGAGGTGTGGGCCAGCACGTCAGCTTCGTGGTTCGTAATCATGGTTTCACTCGTTGGGCCGCTTCGGAAAGCGCCAGGGAGGCGCGCTCCATGAATTCCTTCTTGATGTCGCGCACTTCTGGCCTTGTTCCGGTCTCGGCCGCAATGGCATCAGCGAGCGCATGACAATCATCCAGCGCCGTCTCGTATTCCATCGGGTCGTCCCGGCCACTGAGATGCACGAACGGGATGCCAGCGTAATGCCTGAGTCTCCATCGCGCTCCGCGCAATCGCTGTTGCATGCTTTTCTTCACGGCTTCGCCTCCTCGCTGGCGGGCTCTGCGATGGCTAGCCCGGCCTCTTTGGCGCACTCGACACAGCATTGATCCATGACTTCCGCGTTCGTGGCGCAGTCCTCGCACTTCTCCTTGCCGCATATCCAGCATTCCAGCACAAGCATGCCGTCTTCGCGGCAGTTTGGGCAACTCATGGAGTTGACAGCGAAAAGTTTAGCTCGACCGTGCGCCGCTCTTCAACCCTGACGACGCGCCACGCTTCATTGTTTGCCGTGACGGGGAAGTCCGACTGAAAGATCGCGGCTGTCTCCTTTGCTGAAATGGAGCCGGAAAACGCCACCTTAGACCACGCTCGGCCGACGTTTCGCAGTTCCACCTGCCATTCGACCCGCTCAGTGTATTCCGGCTCGTTTTTCACGGCTCGCCTCCTCTCTCTTTGCCGACCACGTGGCAAAATGCGTCCATTCGCTGCTCGGCAGAAGCGTGATATGTTTTCCACCAACGGTGATCTGGAGCGGCATTTCCGCCACCGACGGTGATTCTCAGGCAGTCGGTGTAGTCCGGCCATTGTTTGTCCGTCAGTGTCTTCTCGGCTTCGTGCATGATCGACAGCCATTCGTGCTGAGTGACTGGCTTCATGTTCGTCAGCCAATACCAGCACTTTTTCTTGCCTCCGCCGAACATCGAGCCTAGGCCGAGCACGTTCGGCAGCCGCTGCGCGACCAGCGCGCGCTTTTCGTCGAGGGTGATGGCGGTCATGGCTTACCAGTCGATGAGGATTGTGTGCGTTCCCGCCGCAAGCAGTCCCTTGGCGTGCAGGTCGTTTGCCACCATTTGCACGTTCGGGTAGAAGTTTCGTTCCCACCACAGTCTGAGGCAGTAATCCTCTTGAGCGTCAGGATCGGAAAGTTTTTGTTTCGGATCGCGGGCCAGCCATGCGGCGAAGCTCACGCCCATCGTCTCGTGGTTCACTTCTTCAGGCACGGACTCCCGTTCGTAGTCTTCCGCCTCTTCCGGCACACGGATAGGAAAAGTGCCGCGATTCTTGCAGCCGTCCTGCTGCTGGAACAAATATGGACGCCCGTAGGTTTTCTCCACGAGTGCGTCCCATTCGGATACTTCGATGACTTGTTTGGTTTTCATAAATCAGAATATCGCCATCCACCCGCCCGCTTCACGCACCACTTTAAGCAGCAACCAGACTAGCGCGGGGAAAACGAGCAGGGAGCCGGACAGAAAGCAGAACTTGGCAAACCGTGCCTCGCGGTCCTCGCGCTCGCGGCGGGCGAAGTCGGATTCTGGATGGTGGTGGCGGATCATTTCTTTTCCTCTCTGAGTTGGGCTTGGTAAGCCTTGTCTTTCCCAACAAGGTTCATCGCCATAAAACACGCCAGAGCGAGAAATGCGAAGACAACCACAGGTATTGTCAACCACGCCTCATCAATTCTTGCCTTTTTGACGAGCACGGCCAGCCCGCAGGCGGTTCCACCAAACAATATCATCACGACGGCCAAGCCGCCAAATGTGCAGAGCATTATTTTGAAGTCATTCATTGGTTTTCGTCTGGCTGGTGGTTTGCTGGCAGGAGTGGTCTGAATTGTCCGTCTCCTTGATTGGCTTCCCTGTGTGTCTCGCAATAATGCGTCTCGCGGCCATCGTGCATTAGCATAGTACCAACGGCTGGCTGTTCGCACTGAATTGGTTCTGGAGAGTAGCCGTATCGGTATTCACATCGCTGACTAGAATCCCTCACGGCGTCTTCCTCCTTCGTTTCTCGGCGAGGTTGTCGTTTTCAGCCCCGCGAAGCCACATCAGCACGACCGCCATCCGGTTTTCCCAAATCATCGCGCGCGGGCCATTTCGGGCCTCGTTGAGCCAGCGTAGTTTTCGCGCGCATTTTTTGCAGGCGACGAGGCTTGTTGCTTCTCGTCCGCGATACAGCTTTGGGTTGCCGCATCCCTCGCAGAGCTCAGGACATCCATTGCACAGGGATGGCACGCCGACGGTCGCCGTCTCCATCGGTTGGTCATTCGCCGAGATGCTCGCTCCGAGCAATGGATCGGAAATGGTGATTTCCGCCGTCATGCTCCCTTCCTCCTGCGCTCGGCGCTCTTGCGGGCCATCCGGCGGGCCTGCGCTGTCGTCAGGACGCGGCGCGACTTGCGGCCTCCTTTTGCGGCAGCTTCACGCAGCCATTTCGGATAGACCTTCTTCACTTTGCGAGAGACAGCCATTTGCAGCCCGGCGACTTCATTTCTTTCAGCACGTCGAGGCCGACTTGCGCCGTGAGTTTGAGGAGTTCGTGTCGGGAAGCGTAAGCGGAAGGGGAAGCGTAAGCGTAAGCGGAAGCGGAAGCGGAAGCGTAAGCGGAAGCGGAAGCGTAAGCGGAAGCGTAAGCGGAAGCGTAAGCGGAAGCGGAAGCGGAAGCGTAAGCGGAAGCGTAAGCGGAAGCGTAAGCGGAAGCGTAAGCGGAAGCGGAAGCGGAAGCGTAAGCGGAAGGGGAAGCGTAAGCGGAAGCGTCTTTTGTCAACTTCCTCGCCTCCTCGAATGTCTCGCATGCTTCCATGCGGTCGCACCAACCGAGCATTTCTGCCTTCCGCTCTTTCGAGAGATGCTCCGCTTCCTTTCGCCAGACGAACGACAGAATGCGCTGCGTCCCGCGAAGGAACATCAACTTGCCGAATTTCATCTGGTTGAGCGTGTTGCTACCGAGCTGCGCGATTGCCAGCGCCTTCATCCCGTTGGCTCGATCCATGTTCGACGGCCACGCGCAGTCGTTCAGCGCGATCTTGAATGAGCGCACGGCGCTGCCGACGCACTTCGGATTGTCGCCGTGCGGCAGTTCGAGAGCGAAGCAAACTGCGGCCTCCACACAGAACTTGCCGGGCTCTGGTTCCCCGAGCCCGCAGACGAGTCCATGCGAGAGAAGTTCGACGATTTTGCGCGCGTGTTTCTTGGTGGGGATAATGGTTGTAGTGTTCATTAAATCGACCGTAAGCGGCTTATGCTGACGCGTCAACCGCTAATTTCGCCCGCGCGCTCAAATCGTCTGCCTCCGCGCTCTGATCCGTTTGCCCCCTTCGCCCTTCCTGGTGCTGCGCATCGGTGGGGTGAAATCGGCCCTCGTGCGTATCTGCGCGAAGCCGCGGCACGTCCGGCAGTCGCCGCGATGAAGGCGAGAGGCTTTGCCGTCGAAGCAGTGCGGACACGGGAAAAAGTTCCACTTAATTTCGTCCAGCGTGGCTGTTGCGAGCAGGTCAGTCATCATGGTAGTTGCGGGGTTCGGCGGCAGTATCACGGGCGGCAGTTACAAACGAAGTGAACTCTTTCAGAAAGGTCAGACGCACGTCGCCAAGCGGCCCTGATCTCTGCTTCACGATTTCGAGATTCGCGACGCCCTCGACTTCCTTTTTCGCGGCTTCCCCTTCCGCGTACACTTCCGGGCGATCCAGCAGGAGGATCACGTCGGCGTCGGCCTCAATACTCCCCGACTCGCGGAGATGGTGCATCTTCGGAGGGCCGTCTGCGCCCTGGCGATTGATTTGTGCCGCAGTGACAACTGGCACCTTCAGTTCCTTGTTGAGATTCTTCAACCCTTCGGATACTTCGGCAATCTCGCGCTCGCGATATTTGGACGAAGGCGGATGCCTGAGTTTTTGCAGGTAGTCCACGACAACGAGTGCGAGTGGTTCCTTGCGATGCAGCCGGCGCGCACGGGCTCGCACGGCTCCAATGGAAGCCCCAACGGCATCCATGACAGTCAGGCGTGAATTTGACAGCTTCTGCGCGGCGCTCGTCATCGCCGGGAAGGCGCGCTCTGGAATCAGACCGTCACGCACATTCCGCACATTCACTTTGGCGATGGCGCAAATCGCTCGCTGATAGAGCTGACCGGCGCTCATCTCCGCCGAGAAGATCACCACTCGCTTTCCGCTGAGAGCGCAGTGAAGGGCGATGTCCATAAGGAGCGCCGTTTTTCCCATACTGGGCCTTGCGCCGATCACCACGAAGTCTTCTGGATGAAGGCCGTCCGTGAGCACGTCGAGGTCATGGAATCCGGTTTCGAGCCCGCTGATTTTTCCACGGCGTTCGTAAAGCTGTTCAATCGAATTGATCGCCTCGATTGCCCCCTCATGCGCCGTCACCTCGCGCATGCCGTTGGCGTCGCTGTCCTGCTGCCGCACGGCCAGCAACTTCGCCTCAAACTCGTCCAGTAGGCCAGCGGCGTTCTCCTGCTCGTCGTAAGCTCGTGCGGCGTATTCGGTGCCGACCTGCACCATCCCCCGCAAGATCGCCTTGTCGGCCAGGATGCCCGCGTAATGTGCCACGTTGACCGCCGTGGGCAGATGCGTGAAGAGTTCGGTGATGAACGCGGCCCCTCCGACCTGATCCAACTGGCCGCGGTCGCGCAGCAGGTTCGTCAGAGTGATGATGTCGATGGGTTGTTGCGCGCTCTGCATCCCCGCGAGTGTCGAGAAAATCGTGCCGTGCGCCGGGAGGTGAAAGGCAACGTGCGTCAGGCCGCGCGCCTCGCACTGTTCAAAAGCGTAGTCCGGTGAGAGGAGGATTGAGCCGATCACGCCGCGCTCCGCGTCGAAGCTGGCTGGGAGCATCCGGTGAAGATCGTCGGGCTCGGCGCTCATCGGCTGGCGAACGCCTCCTTGCGGTTCGGTGGCGCGAAGACGAACGGAGTGTAGGTCAGTCGCTCGTTGGCGGCGATCCACTCTTTCCAGCCGGGCGGGTCGGGCTCCAATGCCTTCGGGGTGCTTCCGTTGGATTCCTTACTGCGCTTTGCGGCGTCGGACGCCCATTCCCACGCGATGTAGTCCTTGTTTTTGGAAATTGAGAATTGAAGCGCTTTCATTGCTTCGTCCCGACCGTGACGAGCGCATTCCGAAAGTTGTGCGTTTCGCGCGCTGGATCGCAGCGGTTTTGAAATCTCAGACAGGTGCGTCTCCCACTCCTCCCAGCGGGCCATGAAAGCGGGATCACGAAGCGGTTCCGGGAATGCTCTTTTCAGCACCACCACCGCGGGTCGGTTCTCTTTCTCTGCCTCTGCTTCTGAGCCTGCCTCTGCATGTCCTAACTCAGCTAACGGCGGTTTACCGCTGTTTACATCCTCGATTTTACTCTGTTGGGAGCGCCTTTTCCGCATGTACTCCCGCATGTACTCCCGCCGGTCCTGCTCGTCCTTCATGTCCCGATAGGCGCGGTAGTTTACGCATTTATAGCCGCGCTCGTGGTCGCTCAAGATAACCCTTCGTCCCTCCTCCTCTTTGGAATTAGAGTCGGGGTCCGGCGTCATCAATTCCTCCACGCACTGCCGAAAATCCGCCACAGGCATGTTGAGCCTCCGGGCGATGGCGATGTCTGTTCCGATCACGTAGCCTTCTTGGTCGGCGATAGCCAAGAGCATCACGAAGACGTAGCGCACCGGGATCGACTCCTCCATCAACGATGACTCTGTGATCCGGGAGAACAACTTGGCGTACATCCTTTCCTTGTAAACTTTTACACGTTTACCGCAAGGAGGAAATAACTCAATTCCTCTCCTTCCTCACCCCGGCCACGATCACCGCGAGCCGCATCCTGGCGAAAAGATACTTCGCCCGTTTCGAGCCGGGCGGCACGGGGAGGAGGGAGATGGGCTTCATGGCTATGACGCATCAAGAGAAGCAGAACTCACAGCATCGAATATCAGCTCCGCTCCTCGCACGTCAAAGATCGCGATGCTGATTCGTGAGTAATCCGTCGTGAGCGATCCTATTCTTGGTTGCGCCAGCATCACTCCACCGTGTTCTCCGTGCGCGTCCCAGAACTCCGTGACTTTGGCGATTTGATCGTCCGTGAGGCTGATGAGAAGAGTGGCTTTTTTCATGGCTAGATGTCCCACCCCACGACCCTGCCCGGCAGATGGTCGGTGATGTAGCGCGTCAGTTCCTCCAGCGTGTCGAACTCGCCGTCGTAGCGGCTGCCGTCCGGCATGCGCGGGACGGAGAGTTGGAATACGTCGTCGGGTTTGAAGAACGAGAACCACTTGCGCTCGCGGCGCGTGACGTAGGCGTAGGGTTCGGTGGCGATGGGTGTGGCGAATTCAGGCATGGGGCGGTGTTGGCTGTAGGTTTGGCGGGCGTAATAGGCGGCTCGTAGATTCACAAGCTTACTCTCCGTTTAGCCGCGCATCGCGCGCCGAGTGTCTTGGTTTCGAGCGGCTCTTCTCCGCACTGCGCGCAGAGGCCGTCGGCCATGCGGCGGCGCTTGGTTGGTCCCGCAAGGCGCGGCTTCTTCGGCGCTGGCGAAACGCATGGTGTGGCATCTGGACGACGGGGTTTGCTTAGATCAACGACGTGGTAGCCCTTTTCGCCGCACTGCGAGCAATTCCGGCGAAGCCCGCGGCACGCCGGGCATGTGACGACGAAGGCTTCCAATGGATTCGGCTCGGGCATTCTCAGAGACGCATGCCGTTGATGAGAATGATCGTCGCGGCGGAACTCATGACAAGCAGTTCGCCGGTTCCGGTCAGTTTCACGGCAACCTTTTTCGCCATCATTCCATTCTCGTCCAGTGCATCCATTGCGCCGACCGCCTCGTTGATGAAATTGCGGTTGAGCCACGGGTTGCTTGGGAAGTCCGTTGGCAGCGGGTCCGGCATCACCCGCTTCCAGTCGGGATAATTGACGTCGATGGGCCGGCACCGAACGATGTAATCCGGCCCGGTAAACTGAATCATCCCGTTGTCGGCCTCCAGCATCCACCTGTCGCTCGGGTGGGTCTTTTCCGGGAGCGCGGCCAGCACTGTTCTCGGGATGATGAATTGGTCGAATGGAGGAACCCTGTCCCAAGCCGGCGTATGCACGATCAGCCGCCGCCCGTCTGTCGCGACGAGTTGCGTCCCGCCTTCGTGGTGCTGGACGAGGATGCCGTTGATGCTATACCGCGTCTCGTCGGTGCTGCAAAACGGCAGCAGGACGTGAAGGGTTGATGGATTGAATTTAGTGGAGTAGTTCATATGTCGCGCCGCTCCAGCGGATGTCAGGGTTGAGGTTGTGCATAAGCTAAATCAGCCAGCCCATTGCGCGGGCCTGGTTCGGGTTCATGCTACACGCTCCAACGATCCCGACTTCGGCTTCTTGACGATCCACGGATCAAGCTCCTCTTCCAGTTGCTTCTTCACGAGCGCCGCGCCTTTCCCGCCAGTGATCGACTTAGCCAGCGCTGCGGGCGTCCACTTGGTTGCGGCGAGCAGCACAGGGAGCGAATAGCGCTCAGTCAGTGCAGCCCATGCAGCCTCACTGCCGGGGATGGTCTTCATCTCGCTCGGCTTGCCGATGTGGATGCCGGGCACGGCGTCGGGGTTGGCGGCGAGCATCGCGCGCAGTTGCTCGCGAAAGGCTTCGATGGTCTTGCTCGCGTGCTCGGCGGTTGTGAAGTGCTGGAGGATAATGTCGGGGCTTTCTTGCATAATGGTTTCGAGGCTTACTTTGGTGATGTCTTCGACGAGCTGCCACGCCTCCGGGCAGCGCCAGCGGAACGGGCAGTAGTCACAATGCGGACCAGCTTCGGCGCGCGGACGCTCGCTGGCGGCCTCGCCGATTGCCGCGAGGATCGCCGCCTTCCACTCCGCAAGTTGTTCGGCGTTGATCTGCGCCATCGGCGGAGTCTTCCGCCATGCCGGCACGATGCCGATAAATCCTTCGCTGAGCCCGTAATGCTCTTGGACGAGCAGCGCCAGTAGGATCAACTGCGGATTCATCGCGGGGGGGATTGCATCCTTGCGCCCCGTCTTGTAGTCTGTCACGGCGAAGCGCCTACCGTAGAAATATACCTTGTCCGACTGGCCGCTCGCCACTTCGTTGCCCGCGTCATCGTGCAGCCACAGTCGCTTCTCAATGACGACTTCCTCGTAATCTTCAAACCCGATTCCGACGAGCATCATTTGCTCTTTCTCGCGGCACATCTTCACCGCCATCTCAAGCGCGTCGTCGAGTTCTTCGTCCTCATCCTCGCCAGCCAAGACGGCGTGCGCCTTAGTGCCGTCCGCCGTCCATTTCTTCTCGGGAGGATCAATGTCGCCGGACGTGGCGCAACGGCCAAGCCACGCCGGGCAGGCGAGCGTGCGCGCCATCGTGGACGCGGAGGGTTTTCCGAGGCGAGGATCAGGCTGCATTTTCGATCTTCGGTTTCGTGATCTCGAAATAGATGCGCGCACAAGCGCGAACGTCAGCCATCGCATCGTGCGCGCCTTCAACATCCGTTCCGAACAGATGCTTGTGCGCCTCAGTCAGTTTCGGCCATTTGAAGTCTCCGTAGTTGCCCGGCAATTGGCAGATTTGCGTCGTGTTCTTCATCGTGCAAAAGGTGGCAATCTCCGCGAGGCGGTCGAAGCACTTCTGCGCGCCGGGATTCGGGAGCCGAACCAAGTCCGCCGAGACAACCAGTTCATCGAAGTCCAGATTGTGAGCAACGAGCGTGTCGGCCAGATGCAAAAAGTTGCTGAAGACCGCGAGCGCCGACATGATCGGGATGCCGCACTTTAGCGCCCTCTCGGTGGTGATGCCATGAATGGCGGAGGCATCTGCGGGAATCGTCCAGCCTTCCGGTTTGATGATCGCGTTGAGCGATCCACACTCCGCGCCGTCGTCATCAAAAAGAACGGCGGCGAGTTGCACGATGCGCGGCTGCATCGGGTGATTCGGTGGCGCTTTGAACAGCGCCTTTCCGGTCGTCTCGGTATCGAAGAAGAGTTTCATTTTGGTTGGATGGTATTTACGGGATGTGATTCCACGTCTTGCGTTTTACGACTGAGTGGATGTTTTCTTTTGTAACGCCAAACGCGCGCCCAAGGGCCGAAAGGGTAATTCCGCCGCGCGCCCATCTCTTTCTGATTTTACGAACAGATTGTGCGGTAAGCTTGGCGAACCATTGCCGCTCTCCTCTTGGGAGTTTTTCTGGATGCGTATAGGCTCCGGTTCGCTTTCCGCGCGCCATGCAGCTAGGATTTTTGACCGCGTGATGATCCTTGCCGCGCGGCCTTTTTTCGGGATACAGACGCGATCCATTTCTGTCGCCTTTTGCTGATCGACCCTTCTCAACCATGTCGCGTGAATTATCGTGTCTGGTGCCGATAAACAAGTGCGAAGGCCGCACGCAGGATGGATTGTCGCATTTGTGAAGCACCCACAGCCCATCCGGGATTGTACCCTACCGATATTTGCCAACATACCCGACTGGCTATTTGCTGCTTCCCGGCTGCCAAGAAATGCCCGTATCCGCTGCACTTGCACGCCGTCCATATCCAACACTTCCCGAGTTTTGGGCGATGCGCTGGAACACCACCGTTCTTGTCAACTTTCTCCCAAAATCGACGGCGCTCCGTCTCTGAAATGGATACGATCTGAGTCATGCAGGCGTTACGAATATCGCGGCTCTTACCGAAAATCAAACTTAATTCGCGGCGATTTCGTCCTTCACGATGTCAACGTTCTGCGCGAGCCACACGAGCCCGCTGTTCGCCACGTCGGAGAGCATCTTGCACGAGACGCCGCACTTGTGCTTCGCCTTCAGGAACGCCACGCACGCACGCTCCTCAAGGTCGCGCTCAGCAACGAGCACGCGGACATGCTTCACGAGCGCTGCCGGGTCGGTCGGCAGGTCTGCCGCTTGGCTCGATTCGGGCTCAGAAGGTTGCGACGCGGCGGCGATGTCTTCCGGCGTCGGTTCGCCTTGCGTGGGCGATTCGACGGGCTTGTCTGGATTGACCTTCTCGGATTGTGGTTGCGGCGGGGCAGACTTCTCTGCGCGCTTCGGCGGCGCGGCGACAGTCTCCACGGGATCGCTCGGGATGTCGATGACCACTCCCTCCTCAACCTTCGTGGTGCGCCCTTCCTCAGCGGCGTTCGCCGCAGTGATCGCGTTGTTCAACTCAATCGAGCGCGGCATGTATTTGAGCACCTGAAGGAGCACGACCTTGCGGGCGTACATCTCGGGATGCTGGTAGCTGTAGTGCTTCTGGCCGACCTTATTGAAGCGATCGCGGTGTTTCCAGACGCGCGTCATAGGCCATGCCTCAATGACGGGCTGCTCACTCCCGTTCACCTTGCCGCACGCATAGACCCACTTCAGTTTTTCAGGATCGCCAAAGTTCTCGCCGGGAATGTGGACGCACCGCGGCGCACTTCCGAGTTGGAAATCAAAAACGTCGCCTTCAAACACCGCGCCCGTCCACGCCGTTGCGCGACCGGAATTGTTGAGGAGTCCGACGAGTCCCTGCCATCCTGGAACGAGCGTGCAGTTGGGGCCGTATGGGATCAAATACGCCTGCCCGGCAACGCCCGGCTCCAAGCCGAGTTGCGAGGCTACGACGATGGATGCGAGGATGCTCTGCCCAGTGCAGTTGCGAAGCGCGGGCGTCGTCGAGAAGCACGTCACCGCGAGCCTTAGCATGCGGTCGGGATTGAGATGTTTTGGAAGCGCCATCGCGACTGCGCCCTTCCCGGTTTCGAGAAAGCGCATCAAGTCGGCAGGGCGTTGGAATTTGGTCAGTTGGGTATCGGTGTTCATTGGTGGTTTTGTTGGTTGCTGAAAGTCAGGGTTTGGCCGCGCCGACGACGGTCTGCACGATCCGGTCGGTGATCCGGGCCGTGATCTTCGCGTGAAGCGCCTGACCTTCCTTCAGCGCGGCCTCGCACTTCCACAGGCACAGCTTGAAGCCGGAGCGGTCTTCGCCGTCGGAGTCTTGAATGAAGTCTCGCAGATTATCGACAACAGCCTCCAGCCGGCCAATGTCACGCGAGACGGCAAGCAGGTCGGCTTGTAGTTCGGAGTCGGTCATCGTTTGGTCGGGTGAAAATTGTGGTTCGCCCACTCGGCGAGCTTCTCCAGCGCCTCAACTTCGCGCCGGCCAAGAACATTTCGCTGCTCCAGAAGTTCGGCGTTTCGCCTGTTGATCGCCAGCGCCTCTTCGCCTTGCTTGCTGCCGCCTCGCGCCATTTTCACCATGACGACCCATTCGATCATCGTGGCAAGAAAAGCGCCGCATCCGGCACCGCAGAGGAAGATGAGTGTGTTCATTGGCTATTTCGGTTGAGGCGGATGCTCCGCGAGGGTTTGGGTGGCGAGGGTGAGAGCTTCCGCGACCTCATCGTGATCGCACTTGTCCATGCAAGGTCCGTCTGGATACGCTCGCGCGATTGGAAGTTGTGCGGCTGTTTGCAGAGCTTCACCGCACTTCTCCAGCACGCTCCGCAGGGCGTTAATATCCAGAGCCAACCCGGTCACTTTCTCCGCGATCTCGTCAGCGGCCTTGCGCGCCGTGTCGCGCTGGTCGCGCAGCATGTCCGCTTCCTCGTCGTGGACATTGCGATCTGTAAGCCTTTTGCCGCGCTCCGCATCAAAATCCGACGTGAGTGATTGGTTCCGCGCCCTCAACTCATTCAGTGTCTCAAAAGTCAGCGGAAACCACGTCTTAAGACTTGAGTCCTGCTGCCAGTCGGCGGGCAGCGCGTCGAGTTTTGACTGGAGCGCGTCACGGGCCTCGGCCACCTTCTTCCACTCGTCCTGAAATTGAGAGGATTGTAGTCGGATGTAAGCGTTCGCCTCCTCCAGCGCCTTGCGCGTCACGGCGAGTTGGTCATTGGCCATGTCCGTCTTGATGCGCTCTTGTATCAAATCTCCCTGCGCTTGCTTCATCACCATGATGGTGCGCCGGACTTCGCTCAAGACGGTCGCAGAGCCAGCGTTGATCGCGCCCCAGTTGAGGCAGCCTTTGATTTCGGCGAGTTCGGCTCTGAGGCGGCCGTTCTCCTGCTCGATTCCAGCAGCGGCAGATTGCGTCCTGATCTTCTCTTGCGCGAGTTCGGCCTTAACGGTGGCCACTTCCTCCGCTGTCAGGATCACCCAGTCCATCGGAGCGCCGTGCTGGTGCAGCCATAGGGCGCGCTTCAAGGCTTCCGCTGCGTCTGTTGCTGATGCTGTTATCATTTGTGGTTGAGGGCTGCGTTGCTCGTGGACGAATAGCGCGTCCAGCCGCCGTTCGTCGCGATGCGGATCGTCCCGGCGCAACCGGATGCCGCGATAGAGGTCATTCGCCGCGTCCTGCGGGTCTTCGCCGGATGCGAGCGCGTCGAGATAGTCTGAGTTCGGGCGGGTCATGTCAAATCGGCTCGCGCACGCCGCCCTCCTGCTGGAAGCCGCGCTCCGCGAGGCGGGTTTCGTCGAGCGTGGTCAGAACCGAGCGGCCAAGAGCGGTGATGCGGATTATCGGCCTGTTTTTATCCCAAACTTCAGCCAGGGATAGCCTTTCCAGTTTCACGGCTGCCGGGCAGTGCTCAGGAATGATTCTCCTCCCGCGCTCGATCTCGCGCAGGAGCCTCTCTTGGGCTGCGGTGAGTTTCGGGGTGGTCATTCGGCGTATTTACTTTTGCTGCCCGAGTCCACGTAGGCATCAATTGCCAGCGCCATCGCTTGTAGTACTTCGGCGTTTGCCGTTGGGTGCCTGCCAGCCACAGCGGACACAGTTGCCGAGATAGTGTTATTTGCCGGATCGTCGTACGCCTTGACGAGTTCGTAGGCTAGTTCGATTTCGGGAAGGTTCATCGCGCGCTCACCTCCAGATTGGCGAAATACCGCTCCGGCAGCACCCGCACGCTGGCCCGCGGGCACAGGCTTAGATGCGCGGCGTAGATGCTCGCGTCCTCGCGGCTGCGATGAGGTGTCCGGCACATCGGGCAGAAGTATTCGGTTTCGGGGTTTGGGTCGGGAGGGGTCATTTCAGCAGCGTCTCCAGTAGGATTGAGAAATCAACCTCAAGGCGTTTCGCGCCGCCCAGCTCGGGATATACGCGTGAGCCGTTCAGGCGCTCGCTAAGCCGCCCGATCTTGAACAGGTCTTCGGTTGATTCCGAAACCATGATGAACCGCCTGGTGTTATCGTGCGCAGAGATTTTCATGGCTTCAAAAGCTCCGCGAGTTCGCGTTGAAGGGTCATGTCAGTAGTTGCCATCGCACAGGATACGAACCGACTCGCGACAGTCGGATGGAAACTCGATCATGTCCTCGGGCTTGGCGTCGCCGGGAAGCGAGTGCTGCGACTTCAGCTTGTGGTTCAGGTCTTCGGCAGCTTCCTCGCGCGTTTCAGCGATCACTACGGCAGCCGTTCCGACTGGATAATGGCCAGAGAAGTTGTTACAGGTAAAGACTTTCATTTCGTCGTCCTCTTGGGTATACTGTCGGAGAGTTTGGTCAGGTGGATCATGGCTCAGCGGAGTGACACCATCTTTTCGAGAACCCGTTGTTGCTTTTTCCAGAGCTTGCGCTGCGCAGATTTGGCGGCGCGCGTCTTCGGAGCCTCGTACGGATGGACGGTGTTCGGGTTGATCGACTTCTTGAAGAAGCGGCTGACCATGCGACCGCGGGTCGGCTGCTTCGGAACTGGCACCGCCTTGCCATTCCCGTGCAGAAGGTCTTCGTCCTGATACTGCCTCGCCGCCTTCGCGGCCCCGCCCATGCTAGCGATTTCGCGACGGCGTTTCTTTGAAAGCTTCTTGGCGCGCGCCTTGCCTCCGGCTACGCTGATCTTGTTCTTGGACATGGCGACGACTTTACGCTCTGCTTGTCGGCAAGCAAGAATTATTTGAGCGATTGTCCGCAAACCCGCATGGTTGCTTGAAAGAATCGCACTTGCACACACCGCGCCAATCGCGCGCAGAACTGGCGGAAAATCGCGCTGGTTTGGCGCTTGCGCGGGCGCGGTTGATCCTGCATCGTGCTTCCGGCGGTTGAGTTCTGCGGGTCATGTGTCGGTTCGAGTCCGACGGCCAGCGCGTACCCGTCTGACAAGGCGGCGAAACTGGCGTAGCCCAATGGTAGAGGCGCCCGCAGAACTCAGCCGCCAGGAATGACTTGCGCGGGCGCGGCCAGGATGGCAAATTGGGTGCGTTGAACCGCCGTTTAAGTCCCTCGCATTGTTACGACGGTGCGCCCGGCGGTTCATATGCCGACTAGGGAGTTTAGAACTCCATCTTTCCAGAATGGGTTGATCCGGTTCAATTCCGGCGTAAAAGACCGCGGTGCGATTCCGCCGGTCGGCTCCACTTTCGCGTCGCTAGCTCAATCGGCAGAGCGCTGGTCTTCCAAACCGGCTGTTGCGAGTTCGATCCTCGCGCGACGCTCCCGCCAAAAATCGCTCGAAAAACTTCTTGCCAGTCCGGCGAAGGGCGTCTTTACTGAGCGTCAGTTCGCAGGTGTTGAAAGCCGTCGAATCACAATTTTAATGCCGGGGTGGAGCAGTCCGTTAGCTCGCCAGCCTCATAAGCTGGAGGTCGCTGGTTAAAATCCAGCCCCCGACACCAATTTCCCGTTCAGTTGGCGCAAACCGCGAGGAGCGCACCAATAAGGCTTTCAACCAACTGAACGGGCTTTCTTTTGCCCGAACGGTTCACAATTCGCCATGAGTCCGGCGGACGCCGCGCGTGTTGCTCGCGAGTGGGCGGCGGAATCCATTTCCATGTCGGTCGTGCAAGAGCGGCTCATTGAGCGTTGCCGCTTGCAACCAGCGCAACTAAGGGTCGCATGAGGAAGATCGTTTTCGCTGCCGTGATGGGTTACGCCTTCGCCAGATTCGTCCGTGCGCTTCGGCCATGATCCGCGGCTCGTCAAAGCCTCACGTCTCCATCCGCCCCGCCGCCGGGTAGCGGTCAATCGTCGGCATCTCCGTCGGCATCGCGCGCCGGATGAGCGGGGCCGCGTCGCGCAGCACGGGCGGGGCGTTGCGGAAGTGCGGGCCGACCTGGAAGCAAAGGGCCAGGTAGAGCGCGAGGATGGTCATTGACTTAAATAAGAAGATGTTGATCGACAGCGACTTGCACGGCGAGTCCGGTTTCCACTTAAATAAGCCGTCGCGCTCATGCGGCGAGCAGCGATTGAAGCTCCGCGACGGCATCGCGGCTGAGGAAGGGCAGGATGTTCATGCGCCGTAGCTCTTCAGCGTGTAAGTCCGACCATCGACAACCGCCGCAACTCCCGGTTCCCATTCATACCTTACGCTCGCATCATCGACGCCGCCATTGATCGGCGATGGATCGATGCCAAGCGCCTTGGCCACTGCGCGCGAAGCCTCGCCTACCTTGCGCGCCGGCCCTACGTCGCCCACTACAGCGTCGCATGACTTGCCGCGATAGAAGACCTTTGCCTTGCACCCGAGCACTTTGCCGGCCACGGCTTTGATGAGCGGCGGCGGCAGGACGATGAAATAGTCCACGTCGGAATTCAGTGCCCTGCCGTTGTAGTGCAGGGTCGTGTCCGGCTGGTAGTATGGATCACCGTAAGAATTTCCAATTCCGTCCACATCAACGTCCAGATCGGCCATCATGGAGCAAGTGCCATGTTCGGCCCGCTCGTAAGCCGTCGTCTTAAATCCCTCTGCGGTGAAAGTGCCGATTGGTTTTGGGTAGGTGCTCATAATGATCTAGTCGTGCAACGCGAGCCTCCGACGGGTGATCTGGTGGCGGTGAAGGTCATAGGGTTTCTTCCTGAATGGATTTTCGGGTGCGTTCTTCCTGCTTGATAAGCCATTCACGACACTGACCATAACGCGCAAACCAGTTTCCGCTTCCGAGACTCACGTTGACCGTGCCGCCATCCGATCCTTCCTCGTGCCTTGTCGTGAGGATTTGAACTGTGTCGAAATGCTCTCCGAGCGCGTCGATTGCCGATTGCACCCTTGCCATATCGTCTGGCTCGCTCATCCGTGCAGGGCGAGGAAGTTGATGACACCGAACACGACGGCGGCGAGAAGCAGGAGGGCGATGGTCATGGCCGCTTGGATCTGGCTACACCCAAAAACCGACCGTATTGATCCGTGTCCGATTCCCCGGTGGCGAAAGAGCGCAGGACGATGGGCGCGGTCATGGGAGCGGAATGTGGAAGAGATGCAGTCCGTAGAGCAGCAGGACCAGACCCAAAATGATACCGATGATCTTCATTACCGTCCCATCCTTGATGAAGAGGCTGGCCAGATACCAGACGATGTAGAGAACCAGCGCGACGATCAAGAGAGAAATTAGACTCGTCAGCATTTTTTCAAATAGGTAATTGCCGCATTTAACGTCTGAGGATTGTCCTTCGCATGGCCCAAAAGACAGTTGCAGTGCCCGCATAATATCCCGCGCACGATTCCGGTTTTGTGGCAATGGTCAATGTGCCTCATGTGGGTTTTAAGCTCATCGAAGTGAGTCTTGCAAATTGCGCATCTATATCCCTGCTGAATAAGCAGCTTTATTTCATCCTGTAATGAAAGCCCGTAAAGCGCCCTTAGGTTGTTCTCTCGTATTTTTTCAGGCGTCGGCTTTTTGTATGTTTGCCTTCTGCGCAAGGCAAGCTTCTCCCTGTTTTTGGCCCTGTATTCCTTCTCTTGGGCGAGAACTCGGTCTTTATTTTTTTCACGAAATCTACGCGCCGCTTCACGTTTTTGCTGCCTGCGCCTTTCGTCTCTGTCAGGCTGGGTGATGAGCGAAGAGATCATACGGCGAGTGTGTTCATGGGATTATTTCTGCGAAGTGTCCACGTCGAAGAGATGTTTCATCAGCCGATCGGCGATGCGATTGGCCGCGATGAGATTGATTTCAGGACCGCCTTGCATGCTGTCGTAAATCGGCATCGCGATGTTGCACTTCCACGAGCGGGCGAAATCAGGATCGTCGCGCATGGCCTTCGTGAGCGTCCGCACGGCCTTGCCAATGTGCCGGACGCGCCAGTTGCGATACCACAGGACGAGCCGCGCTCGCAACGGCACCCGATAATCATTCGGCTTCGTGTCGTTCAGCGTCAACTCGGCGGTGCTCATTGCCGCCACCATGCGTCATCCGGGCCGGTCTGGCAAAAGAAATTCGTTGACGGATTCGGGTGGATGCGCTTTGCTTGCGTCGTTGGCACTTCTGCCATGACTGCGATACTCAGTCCTACACGATTACAAATGTCTCTCCCGTGCCCTCGCGCCTCGCGCTTGGGAGTATCCACGGGAGAGACACCTTCGTTACAATGAAAGAACTTAAAACCACATGGACGGGCATCTGACCGCTCATTCTTCACAACGGGCAGCTCGCTGACCCGCTCAACAAATACGCGCGCATGCTCAAAGACGGGTGGTGTCCTAATTTCAATGTTCCACAAGCCCGGTCGGAGCGTGGAACGCGTGGAACATCTCCATTGCAAGGCTTGCGACTGGTCAGCCTGTGGGACATTATGGAGCAGCGATTCAGTTGTTGTGCCGCGATCATCAGTCAAAACCAAATCCTGCTCAGTTCTATTGTGAGCGCATTGAATGGCATGTCAGCGCGAGACGTGGTGTCTAAGGATTTTGTGGCTTCAACGAAGCCGTGGATAGAAAACCTGATTGGGCATCTCAACGAGCTGGATTTGACGATGGCTCGATCAAAGGCGGTCACGTTGACTCATTCTCTGCATGATTCGGCCAACGCGATAGAGGTATGGTCGAGAGCTAGAGATTTGATGGAAACCCTAAGAGAAGAGCTATACTCGATCCGATTCCTGCCAGTTCCACCAAGCCGAGACAAATATACACAACCCGATCCGTTTGGACCATTGGTCGCAGCCAAATTTCGGTCTGCTGAGTATGATATTGCTGAAGCGGGAATGTGTTTTGCATGCGGTCGCTGGACAGCGACGGTGATGCATTGCATGCGCGTATTAGAGTTTGGATTAGACGCGCTGGGAGATGCGCTAAAGGTGAAAAGAGGAAGCCGTGGATGGGGGCAGGACTTGAACAATTTCTCAACCAAGTGGGATCAAACGGTTAAATCATGGACAAAAGGAAAGCCTTCGCTTGCTTGGAGAAGGCAACTCTTCCCGAAACTATTTAACGAGTTCCGGCATTTTGAATTTGCCTGGAGAAACCACGCTGTTCACGCGCATGCGAGCTATGGAGAGATGGAAGCGGGCCGCGTTTTCGAGCACGTTCGGACGTTTATGGAATTGATCTCGGAAAGGTTGCGAGAGTCTAAGAAAAAGAGGCTAAAGACCTAAGCAGCAATCCGCGCGTCCATTCAGAAACGCCGATGCTCCCAGCAGCCTTCTCAATCGCCTTCAACTCGTCTGGCGTGACGCGAGCGCGAACCATGCACGTTCTCGCCTCACCTTTCGGCAGCTTCGGACGCCCTATCTTGGATTTTTCTTTCTGTGCCACGAAAATAATTGTTGCCTTACGATAATTCCGTGGCACAATTAGTCAAATCCTAAATCGTATGGCCAACAACCTCTCACCCGAAAAGCAGACGGCGGTCTTTGACGATATTAAGCGCGCTGTGGAGGCAACCGTGGAAGGCCCGGTCACGCACCGGGAAACCGTGGCCATTGTCGAGACGTTCCGAGGCCAGACCGTATGGGAAGGCATGGTTGAGGTTTTCGACGTGGCTACGCCACCACCCACTGTCGCCTACGGATGGGCCGTGGAGAGCGACGAAGGCCCGCAATACGTCACCGTGAGGGGCGAGCCGCCCGCCACGTCACCGCTGGCAGCCGTCCGCGTATGGCTCATCTCGCAGGCCCGGAAATGAGCTGCCTGCTATCCGATGAGGAGCGCTGGCTTGTGATTGGCGCATTGGATAGCTTGGGTGTGGCGCTAGCCGACCACGATCACACATGGACGACTGGCGAACGCGAAATCTACGACCAAGCGCGAGCGCTGCTCGTGGGAGCTACTTCTTCAGACGATTGTACGGAGACTGATTTGTCGGCTTCAGAGAAATGTTCTTCTCAGACGCCTTGTTCTGAACTGCCGCCGGAGTCCGACCTAATTTCAGGCCGATCACGGGCGTTGGAGTGTTCTGCTTCGCGAGTTCGCGCACTTGCTTTACTTCGGCTGGCGTCCAGGGCTTCCCGGTGTTTCGAGTGGATTTGCTCATTGGTGTGGTTTGGTTGGTTGCGCCACCGCCGGGCAAAAAAGTGCCGCTCAGTCTTGAAAGCCTTTAGGCAAGGTGCCGGTCCTCACGAACCAGCAAACTGAGCGGCAAGATGTTTGAAAATTGTCGTTCCACCTATCGGCTTTCAACCGACGGCACCGCCCATTTGCGATGACGTGTCCAAGTGAACACATTCAGAGAAACCAGTCAACCCCGCTGTGGAACAATTTCAAATTAGGACACTACCCGCCGCCGGGTCAGGCAGACAGCGCTATCCTGATGGCTCGTTGCAGCGCCTTCGGGCTTTCCACGGCTCAGTGAGGCATGAAATATTTCGCCGCCATTGAGCAGACGTTTTCCAAAATCTGAATGCTGTTGCTTGACCCGCGATCCATCGCGTTGAAAGCTGCGACTCCAATCAGGCGCACGAGATCAATCGGATTGAACATGGACGGCTTGAAAGAGACGTTATCCGCACCCGCCGCAAATGCTTTCTGCACGAGGCCGGGCACGTGCATCCCGGTAAAATAGACGATGATCGAGTCCGGGCACGCCTCGCGGATTGCGCGCGTCTCGGCAAAGCTATCATCAACTTCGCTCCCCGGCAGCCGCGCGTCCTGCCAAACGAGGCCGGGGCACTGAGGCAGCGTGGCGCGATACTCCTGCGCTTCGAGCAGAGTCGCGCAATGTTTGACGCTCGTGCAAACCTCCAAAAGCTTTTCAATGAGAAGCTTCGCGAGAATTTCGTCGTCTTCAATCAACAGGGCAGTCATGCGTCATGTCGCCTGCGTTCTTCATCATTGATCTCACGGATGCTCTGTCGAATAGGTTCCTTGATGTCGTCGGGCGCAAAGAAAAATGATGTCACAAGCGCACCTACGGTCTTGGTGAGTCGATCCACGCGGATGTTTTGATTTTCGATAATCTTCAGCAATCGCTCGCGCTCAGCGTTCCAGGTGGTTGTCGCTTCGCGATGCTGTTCCAGCATTTTCGCGAACATGAAGCAGATGCCGCCACAAAGCGCGGCAGAAATCGGGCCAGCAATGGACATCGGGACGGCATCCATCTCAATGCGGCTCCAGGATCGCCGCACCTTGCCTGGCCGCTTGTTGCAGCTCTGCAAATAACCTGCGGTGCGTGAAGTGAACCACGGCGAATAGCGCCGCCTTGGCCGCCTCAATGTCGCGCTGCTCTTCGATGGTGGGCTCGGGAGTCATATCAGAATCCGAAAGAACGCGCGCCGCCAGCCGTTGTCCAAGTGTTATCGGTGATGACGGCTCCCGCCTGCCAGGTCAGTTTGCCAAAATCAATCAGCACCGGCGTCGTCACGGTGATGGTGCCGCCCGGCGCGTTAATGTGGACGGGATTGAGAATGCCGCGGCTCGTCGTGTAGCCGGATGATTGAACGGTGCCAGTGCCGGTCAGCGCGATGACCGTAGTGCCCGAAATGTTCCCGGTCGAATTGCTCTGCGTGAGCCCAGCCGCACAGTTGAGGGTGCTGCCGTTGAGCACCGTGCTGAGCGTCGTCGCGCCGAGCGTCACCAGCGCGCCAGCATTCAGGTTCTCGCTGAGAGTGACGGTGATACTGCCGCTGAGCGTGACGAGGTTCCAGGTGATCGCGGAGCAGGCCAGCGTCGTGCTGGCCGTCGCCACATTGAGCGTGGAGCCCGTGGTGACGACCGAGCCGGAGAGCGTGGCTGTCAGCGTCCCGGTGTTGTAGTTGAAGACCGCGGCCGCAAACGTCACCGTGCTGCTCGCCGCGGTGATGGTCAGCGGCAGTCGGCACTGCCCGCTCGTCGTCGCGCCCGTGATCGTTCCGCCGCCCACGACGAGCACCGTCGAGCCCGTCACGATGGCGGTCGTCCCCACGAAAGTCACGCCGCCGTTGGCCGTGATCTGCGCGCCGTTGAGTGTCGTCGTCGAGACGCCGCTCCCCAGCGAGAGCAGACCCGTCACAATCCCGTTGTCAGCAATCGTGAACGTCACGGCACCGCTGAGCGTCATCGCGTTCGGCCACGTCCTGCCGTTCCAGGTGATCGTCCCGGCGGCGTTGCAGAGCATGGCGCCGCTGCCAGAGATGCCCATGCCGGCGGCGAACGTCAGACTGCCCGAGACGGTGATCTGATTGGTCATCGTGATCGTGCCGGCGTAATCGGTCACGCCCGCGCCGCGGAAGTCCAGCCCGTTGCAGACTCGGGCGCTGCCATCCACGGTGCAGTTGGGAGAGGCCGCGTTGAAGGTCGCCGGGTTGCCGTCGCTGGCCGTCGGGACTGCCGCCAAACTCCAATTCGTTGACACGCTCCAGTTACTATTCGTCACGCCGGTGAAGAAGTTAGCAGCCATCGGGAGCCTCCATACATTGCGGGCATGGTGCCAAGCGGCCTCGCGCAGCAACGGTCTCCTTTGCGTGACCGGCGTCCTCGAACAGCCACCCGCCGCCATCCAGTCCGCAGACGGTCACTCCCTTCCGCGATGCGGGTTTTTGTATGCACTTCACCCATTCATTTCTTGTGGTGGTCGGCGTGCTGGAAGCCATCTTACGTCGGGGTGGTTTCCAACTCGACGGCGATCCACGTCGCCGTCGCGATGGCCGAGATTACGCACATAATGAGGTCGCCTGCCGCGACGTTGACGGTCGTGAAGTCCGAGACGGTCGTGCTGCGGACGAAAGTGCCTGACGAGATGGCGACGCCATTTGTGTTGATGACGTTGGAGACGGTCGGGATGGCGGTGCCCGCGGCGATCTTCCAGAACTTCACCGTCGCTGTCCCCGCATCGACACCAATCGACCAACCCGTGATCGTGCCGGCGCGCTTCGCCCGTCGAACGACGTGAATGGTCTGCGTCGTCAGCGCCGTTCCGCCGCCGTCCACACCAAAGCCGTAGTTGTCAGGAGTTGGTGCTCCACTGACCCAATCCGCACCGTTGCTGGTCAGCCGATTTCCGCTCGTGCCCGGCGCCACGTCGGGAACGTTGTGGCTGTCGTTAATCGCCTTCGCTGTGACGAACTTTGCGTCATCCGTGCCGGTATCGACTTCTGAGCCGGATGCTTTTACAAGCTCAAGTCTCGCCGCCGGAATATCTCCGGTCATCGTTGCGGCGTCGAAGTCGATTGATCCAGGCATTGGTCACGACATCAAACGGTGGCGATGAGTCCGAGGGCTTCGATGCGCGAAATTAAAGCGTTGATCGCGGTACGGGCCTCTGCGTCAATCACCGCGCCGCCAGTGGCGTCCGCTACGCTCGCACCTTGGGCGATTGGGGTTGCGTTGTAGAAGGCAAGCTTCTGCCCTGTCGCGGTTCCGATCTTCGTTCCAGCGCCGGTGCCTACCGCCAAGTCGGTAGCATCAACAAATGTCAATCCCTTGACTCGGGCGCTACCTGCCGCAAGGAGAACGAGAGTGGAATCTGGAGTACCGTCTTCAATTATGAATGGGTTTGCGTTCCCGAATAGGTCCGTAAAATTTAGGTTGCCATCACCGGCAGTCTGAAACTGCCACGCTTTGTTTCCAACGCTTGACAGAATCCACCGCGCACCCAGTCCGTCATCACTGCAAGTAATCAATAACCCAGTTCCGCTAATTGATGTTTTTTGGTTTCGCTTGGTGGTGGCACTCGTATTATTGAAGCCGATGATCGCGGGGCGCTGCACGGTGTAGCTTTGCCCGCTTAGTGTTCCGATAAGGTTGTCCACATTCAGGGAGGTGTCGCTTGCCACAGAAACGACGTTGTAATTACCTCCGTTAATGACGAGTTTCGATCCAACTGGTGCGTCATTTATAAATGCCGTTCCCGTTCCGGTTACAGTCCATCCTGAAGTTGATACGGTTCCTGTGCCAGTAACCGCGACGGGCGAGAAGCCGGTAAGGTTTCGGGGTCCGTCGAGCGCGTCGATATGCAACAACGGAACGGTAAATTCACCCGACGCCGGGAATCCTGTTCCAAGACTCCAGAAAACAGTGTCTCCGTCGCCTACATCGTAAGTGAACGCGGTTGCACCATTGCGGCAGTTGAGCGTTTTAGCAGCACCCACAAACAACACATTAGTATAGGTCGCGTAGGTACTGGCGTAAGTTCCTTCTAGCGTGATGATCTTGTCAGCGCCTTTATCGGCAGTGTGGCCTGTCGCCGGATTCGTTGCCCAAAATACCCTGTTTTGGTAAATCGAAGTCGTGCCACTGTTTCCTATTCCAGAAACTCCTTCGATGGTGTCGAGATTGTTGCGAAGCACCGTCGCTGCATGTCCGTTGGCATGACGGTTTGTGAACAGCGCTACATTGTCCGCTCCAGTGCCGGTCGTGAAAGTGTGTAGCTGTGACTCTGTTGCGCTTCCGGCCGCAATGGTGCTTGTAAGAGCCAGCGTGGAACCGCTTCCCGCCGTGAACGTTATCGCCGCAGGCGTCGTCCCGCCGATGGGGCCGGGCGACGCGAAGCGCGCTGCGGTTACTGTCGGATTCGGATACGTGCCGCTGAGGTCGCCGCCGGCTGGGCCATTCGGCGGCGCGCTGGAGGTGCCGCCCGCTGCCAACGCAGCCGCACGGGCGATCTTCGCGAGAATGTCCTCGATGCCGTCTGTCTCGTCGGCCAGCACGCCCATCGAGTCGGCGATTTGCTGCAACAAGCCCTGGACGCCATCGCTGGCCCGTGCCGCATGGCCTGTTTCGTAGCTCATAATGGTATTGGGTTGCAGCCCCGGCGGGATTGCCGCCGGGGCTGGAATGAGCAGTGACGACTCAGGAGCAGAAGATCTGGTTCTGAGTCTGCGGGCAGCGCTTGTAGATCAGAACCGCGCCCTGATTGATGAGGTTCGGTGCAGCGGCATACGAGATGACACCGAAGTGGCGGGCCTTTTCGTGCAGCGGATCGTGTTCCGGCGGATCGCAGATGCGCTCGCCGCCAGCGATGAACGTCATCTCGCCCATGTAGTTCGTCGGATCGGGCTCTCCATCCAGCGTCTTCACGGGCCAGCTCGCCGGCAGCACCACTTCCGCATCGAACACGTCCGGGTTCGTGAAGATGATCGCTCCGAAATCCGCGTTCTTGTAGGCGTCCGTGAGCGGGTCATCATCCGTGGTCATCAGGCTGATGTCCTTGAACGGGGAAACGACCTGGTAGCCGTCATTGTAGTCCAACCGGATTTCAAGATCGGTCGGGACGTGTCGGACATTGCCGATCACGCGGCCCGCTCCCAGCGGAGAAAACAGCGAGGTGTTGCCTTCGCCGTCCTTGCCCATGCTGGCGAACTTCGCGTATTCCGCGATGGTCGAGTTGGCGCGCAGGATGTTGGCCGATGTGGTGATGTCGATTTCCGCCGGGAAAATCGGTCCGCCGTTGCCGAGATTGACATAGCCGTTGTCCACGCCGCCAGCGCCCACGTTGATGAGCTGCTGGGCGACAGACTGGAGGTTGTCGTAGCTGGCACCCTGATACGCCCGAGGGGTGGTCGCCTGTGCGTTGGGACCGTTGATCTTGGTGACGGTGCCGCCCACGTCCACAAACCACGGAACGAAGTTCAGGTAGTCGCGTCGGAGAGAGAACTCCCACACGCGAGCCATGTAGCCCTGCATCTGGTCGAAGTAGCCGTTAACGAATTTCTCCGCGGCATGCTGAAAAACGAGGTTCTTTTTGCAGACAACAGGGCCGCGGAAGGCGCGCTCCTTCGGGCCGTAGGTGCGCTCATAGTAGCCCACGCCGATGTCTTCCCAAGTGCGACCGCAGGCATTGAGTACGCCATTGGTCAGGCTGGAATTGACGTAGTTCGCCATCGAGTCTTGCGGCTCGGAGGTCTTGATCGTGAATGTTGAACGGAGGATGCCTTCGCCGGTCACGAACCGTTTGAAGGGGACCATGTTCCGCCAGTAGTTGCGCCGGCCCAAACGAGGGTTGGAGCGGATACCGTCGGCGAGAGATTCAGTTGCGACCCGGAAGGCCGTGAGTTCTGCGCATGCCATATAGGTAGAAAAGTTGGTAAGGTTGAGGACTTTAGAGGAAGACGCATGTCTTCCGTGGAACGAGGCGCGAGTTTGCGACCCTCGACACCATCCGATTGGATGGCCTCCATGCGTTTAACGCACACGCATGATCGGC